AGATATTACACGTTAATAAATTAGTTATTGTGTGTAAATAATATTCTTAGTGTGTAGAAAAAATAGGGGGGACTACGCGAGGCGAAAATTAGGGGCCGTTGGTTGTGTTGGTTGCTTGCAGTTCGTTGCAGTTCGTTGCAGTTGGTGTTGGGGTGATGAGGTAAGGCAAGGGCAAGCTAGGTTAGGTAAGCCTAAGTTAAGTTAGGTGGAGGGTAGTTAGGGTGAGGGTAGTTAGGTTAGGTATACCTAATTTTTGTTAGTGGGTTTGTCCGTGGTTAGGGTACGGGGTTAGGGTGAGCTGGGTCACAAAAAAGGTATGAGGTTAGGTTCCGTTATGCGTTAGGGGATATGGGCCGGGTTGGAGGGTAGGAAGCGGGGAGGGCGCTTGACAGGTGGGTAAAACGAGGGCAAAAATAAGCAACTAAAAAATCAAATGCTTAGTAAGTGTAAAGTTAGGAGGGGGTGTCATACCCGTTTGTACGTTCGGGGGTAACGGGGGTTAAAGAGTGGGTCAGATCACACGCTATCTTGTTGACTTTAACCGTCTACCCTTCTATGCTTAAAGCATCAACACCAAACGCAAAGGAGAAACGACATGCAAGAAACCACGGCCCTGTCGGAGGCATACGACAACCTACTGAATACCGTGTGGAACACAAGGATCTACATCACCACAGGCCACAACATCATCTACGGAGGCATCCTTAATCCTGGCACGATTATTCGACTGCATAACTCCACCCTCACCACAAACCCTGTATGGCTGCTGTCGAACCGTGAAGCGGCAGGTGCACTGAGCGGCAGGTGGGTCAACAATGAGGGCTATTCTTGTGACGTTTTCACGATGCTCAACAACATTAAGCGTGGCAACCTGTCTGTCGAAGTTATTTTCGACCCACACCCGGAACACTAATACAAAGGAGAAACCAATGACCAACAAGATGTTTAAGCTGAGCGACAAGTACGCGAACCTGCTAATCGAGGTGTGGGAAACAGGTATTGATGCCATTGTGGAGTCCTACCACACCAAGCTGTACTACGGCGATCTTCTTGAGTTCGGTACTGTCGTCTACTACAAGAACCAGCTGTGGTTTTTCTCGAAGCCTTCCAATCAAGGTATTCTGCACGGTGTATGGACGAATGGGGATGGAGAGACAAAGAACACCTACGACTTCCTAGTGGATATTATCAACTACGCCGGGCGACCTGTCGAAATTGCCCTTGATGCGGGGCGGTTTATCCCCGGCGTTGAAAAGGAGGGTAACAAGTGAACAATATTCAGAAGATGATTGACGATGCTGTCGAAGAGTTCCGTAAGAAGCTCGAAAACGAGTTCAATGAACCTGAGCTGACAGGCACACAGTTCGCGTGCATTGACAACAACGGTGAACTGTTTATTGCGGACGCTCAAGAGCTTAGTATTGGAACACTCATCATCGTTGATGACTGGGAGGTGTTCTCTATCCTAGAGACATACGAGCAAAAGCCGTGGATTACATACCTTGGAGGGGCATACACGCACGAGCAGTTCGCTGAACTTATGCGCCAGCAGTACAGCAAGCCGAAGATTGTGCTTAAGGGGCTGTGACAACAAGGAAGGAAAATGATCATGAACATTGAAGATACATTGTCCGTATGGGGCGTGCTGTCCAAAAAGTGTGAAGCAGCTTATCAAGAGCACCTACGGGTTAAGCTGGCAATGCAGGTTGCGCTTTACAACAACGAGGAACCGTTCGAGCTGGCGTATCTTGACGGTCAACCCAGCAGTATTAAGATTACGACCCCCGATGACGTGGCAGACATTATTACAGGGTGTGTGATTGCTATTGGTGGTGCAGAGTGGTTCCGCGCTGACGGTTACTGGCTGAGCTGCTATGGCACGAAGAAGGATGACCACGAGATGTTCGTCCGAATCATGCGTAACCGTGAGAACGTGCATTTGATTCATAAGAGTTACTAATGGCTAAACTAACAAGACACGAATCTGAGTTTGAGTTCTCACCTAGGGGTATACAAAGATTGGTCTCCGATTTGCCCTTGTCTCAGAATCGCGCCGTTTACACAGAGCTGAAAAGGTCTTGGAGTGATTCGGAGCCATTTGAGGTAGAAATTGAAATACCTCTAAAAGAGCACCCACATGTTCATATTCTAAACATTGAAGTTGAACCTGTCACTCAACAGGTTACTATTGAAAGGGGAGTTGGCAATGCTCGTTTTTCATCTTGTCCTAGCTGTCGTCTGGGCCGGTGTTAGTGTTGCTTTCGCACTGCTTGCACGGTTCAAGAAGGGTATTGGTGGCTTTAGAATCTGGCCTGATGTGTTGGCCTCTGTTTGCGGCTGTATTGTCGCAGTTTGCTATATCATGCAGATTGCATTGGAGGTAGCGGCATAATGTTTATTATTGCGCAAATTGTTATCGTTTGTGCGTGGTTCGCTATGTGGGCTGTTAACTCGAAGATGTTTCGTAATGGCCCGAAGCGGTACCAAAACCACATGATTAACGCTGTGTTGGATGCTGGCTGCGTCATTCTTCTTATTAGCCTTCTTGTGAGGTTTGTAGAATCATGAGGCACCCTATTGAATTGGCCGCTCGTTTCTTCCGTAGGGGCGAGTTTGTTCTCGGCAATGATGTACTGAGGGATGAGTATGGTGTCGAGTACAGCAATCCTTCTCAGGTTGAGTACTACGCGATTTACCGAGACCACTCGGATGCACGAGCTATCAACGAGTCGTTGAAATGTGTTGCTGAGATGTATGGATGTCTGACATATTTGGAATCTGACGCGGATACAGGTAGGCTCACAATTGTCGGTGAAGATGACGTTATTAGTTTTCTTAAATACTGTTGGAGGGTCGCTCTCTCAGATGAGTATGGTTATGATGCCAAGCTGAAGAAGCGAGTGTTAAGTGCGACCATAAGGGATTACAGGCAGTGGGCTGATGACTACATCTTAGGGTTCTTTGAGGGTGTTGTTGGCAACCCTGATACAGAGCATCTTACAAGTTTTAGTAAGCATCCACGTATTCTCGGTATACTTGATGGTTTTGACAGAATAAACCATTATGAAAGAAAGGACACAAAATGCTAGTGACAGTTGATACTGAACATATTGATCTGGTTCATAACACAGAGGTGCTTGAGGCTGCTCTTGATGAACTTCCCACTGGTTGGATTGTCGATCTTGAGTTTTTCGAGGCGGGCACGTACAGCTTTGTAAAGACATACGACGATTGTTTTGTCCCCGCAGATGATTCTTTCCCGGTGGAGAGCCGTGATTATTTTATCGACACCATTCAAGGCGATAACCACCCGGATAAGGAGGCAATGTCTGTCGCTTTCCGACAGCCGGAGATCAACGACATTGCCGAGCGACACAACAACGCGCTGCAAAAGTGCCGGGATGCTGTGAACGGTGAGACGGTTCTTGACGGTCGGTTTATCAAGTACCGTAACTTCTTCCTTGATACGAAGAACAACTTTGCACCTGTCGGCCTGCTGGTCGTTGCGAACAATATCTTCTTGAAGGAATACAAAGACGACCACGACTTTATGAAACTGTTTACGAAGAAGGAGAACAAGTAATGTTGACTTTTAGTATTGGCCTGCTGATTCTTGGTTTGGCAGTAGGACTCTTAGGGGTGGTGCTCGATGAGGTTTACTCGTGGGGTGACAAGGTTGCCGGAGCTGGCGTAATCATGCTCTGTGTGGCCCTTACTTGCCTTGCTGGTTGCGTCTTCTACTATGGTGTTCAGCCCTAAGGAAGAGGAATGACTAACCCTGCTGACGAGATTTACGTCATCTACAACAAGAAGACGGGCAGTATCAAGACTGGTAGTGGTAAGAAGTACAAGATTGTTCACGCTTACCTGTCTGAGAAGATGGGCTGGGGCGGCATTGGCCGCATTGGTCAGTTTGCCCGAGAAGAAAAGGCTGACTATGCGATTGCTAAATACAAGCTGGTCGAAGTGAAGGAGAACAAGGAATGAACAAGAAGATTTTTGCGGCGCTTGCTGCTGGTTCTATGCTCGCACTGGGTGCGTGTACGCCAGCGGAGACGGCATCGAGGAACATCAGCTACGACAGTGATAACTTTAAGGTGATGCGCCGTATTGTCTTTGTCAATGGCATCACGGACAAGTACCTTCTGAGCATCGAAGGTTTGTGCTCGATCACGAAGGACAAGGAAGACAACCAGCTGGAAGTCACCTGCAAGACGGGTGAGGATGAGTACAAGGAGCATTTTCTAGGTATCTCGGATAATGTGACGTACTTCGTGGAGCAGATGGATGCCTCGTCTGTCGATACGTTCCACTATAAGGTTGCTTTCCGACCGGAAACCCTTTTGCCGGACATTGACCTTCAGACGAGCGGAGGTAGGGGGTCGTGATTATCAACTTCAGTGAACTGAATATGCCTGTTCATCGTCTTGCAACAGGTGCAGTGTTGGTTAGTCCTGACGATGTTCGATATATGAAGGTTATTGACGAGCAGTGGGAGTTCTGCTGGGTGCAGGATAGAGATATTCTTGCTGGAAGTTGCTCGTCTGATGCACAGATGAAGGACATGATTGGAGACGGTGAAGGGTGGAAGGTGCTGCCATGACTGACGGAATGAGGTACATTGGTATTGGTGAGTATGGCGTTTTTGAGGACGATCTGAAGGAACTGATGGAGGCCAAAGTCATCGTGTCAGTTGCTAGTAAGCTTGGGCTCTTTAATAATGTGGACTTTGGCAACACCCTCACTGAAGTTTATCCTGGTTTGGGTGAAACACCTTATGATGTCGCTGACTCATTGGTGGCCTCTATAGAGTGACCCACTTCACATCTGATTAGGTTGCATCCTCTGACACAGGGTGCTAATCTAGTCCTCAGCGGTTGAAGGAGTAGCTACCTTCGGCTGTTAGCTGTGATACGACATGTGCCTCCTGGTCTCGCCGGGGGTGTCGTTTCCGGGTGATAGGACACTATCAGCTGATGAGCAAGCCTGGAAGTCCTGAACGGTGCGCCTAAAGATAGGTGAGAATAGGGATGTGAGCGAAAGACCGGCTCACCTCAGCAACAATTCAATAAAACCCCTGCATTGGCTTGATGTGCAGGGGTTTTATTGTGCCATCATTATGTTGTGGCACGGATCACATGGTGTAGTGTTGACAGTAGCTGGCGTAGTGGATTAGTATAAAGATATCTTCCGCAAAGAAAGGAGAAACTGATGGATAATGGTGAACTGGCGCTTGTGAAACGTATCTACACAATCGCTAAGCGTTGCTATAACTACAGCATGGAGCCGCTTCATCCGTGTGAGCGCCCTGGTGAGCGCGAGGACAAGGATTGGTTCAAGGTGAAGGCATATGCTGAAACACTGATCGAACTTGCAAAGGGGGACGATAATGGCTAATGAATATTTCGTGAAGCTGTATAACGAAACACGAGCAACACACAGCGAGCTGTACAAGATGCAGATTGTTGACCTGAAGGTGTGGTTCGTTGATAGTAACGGCTCGGGCGAGGTTGCCGATGTCGAAACATGCCTTGACTTCGCAGCTATGACAGGCCGTGGCAGTGTCGTTATCTCAGGCACGCTTGGACCATTTCTGAAGGTCAACGATGGTTTCTGGGTTCGTACTGCGCCGTCTGTTTCTAAGAGGCTGTGGAGCGATCTCGACCTTGTTAACCAGCTCATCAACGAGTACGAGGATAACGACTATATTGCTACTGTCATCGACCCTGGGTTGGAATGATGCAGTTCGAGTCAATCAAGTCCCCCACTGACCTTGAGAACTACCCTCTGGGAACTGTTCTCGGAGGGTCGCTGGAAACCTACGTGCGTACTGCGAGTGGTTGGTGTGCATGTACTCTGGAAGAGTTCTACACGAGCACTCAGCTTTTTGGGTTCCTGCCTGTCGGCATGATGACGGGTAGCCGTCGTGTGGGCGTGTACTACAAGCCGTGACACACATCACTTAGTATGGAGTTGACAACTTAGAAATTGCAACTCTATACTGAACACATCACAACTGAATAGCCTCTAGGGATTGTTATTCAACTACAACAGTCGCTTCGCCAACCTAGAGGCACACCCCTTGTGGCGGAACAGGCAGACGCGCTCGGCTCAAACCCGGGTTCCGAAAGGAGTGTGAGTTCGATTCTCACCGAGGGGACCACCAAGCACCGGACGATGCTGGATGATTAGGTATATAAACCTGCCTCTCTGATCAAGAGGCCGTGCCGGTTGCCGTGACGGGGGTCACGTGCGCGGTAGCACCGTAGGACTGACACTCTTTGGGTGATGGTGGTCAGTCAATAGCACCCCTTCTAACGGAATGTAGCGCAGTAGGTAGCGCACCTGGTTTGGGACCAGGGGGCCGTGAGTTCGAGTCTCACCATTCCGACAGCTTCAGGCTGGTGTAGTGGCAGCATACTGGGGTATAGGCCCCGGAGGCTCGGGTTCGATTCCCGGCCCTGAAGCACATAATCCCAGATAGTGTAATGGCAGCACGGCAGGTTTTGGCCCTGTCGGACTAGGTTCGAGTCCTAGTCTGGGAGCGCTTGCCGATGAGATTGCTCGATAGCACAAAGTGTCATGACCAAGACACTCTCATCGAAAAGCTGGGCCACCTTGGTCAGGTGGCAAGCTGCTTAGTGTAAGGGGTTCAGCACGCTGAGTAAGATTCAGAGGGTACAGGTTCGAGTCCTGTAGCAGCACGACAGAAAGGAGAAACAAAATGAAGCTACGACTTACTAACTTCAACTCAAACACTTACGAAGACACTGACGGTTCGTGCGATATGTGTATGTATACAGGTATGCTCGACCACCCTGAGTATACCTTTACCACCAGTTTCGGTGAAAGCTACACTATCAAGGGTTGGTGGTCCGACTGGGGGCACCTTACGACAATTAACATCAATCTTCCTGTGTTCACTACTTGGTTGCATGACGCTGAGTTCAAGGAGCCGACAGAGCTTATTGAAGAAAATAAGGAATATGATTGGCTTTCGGATAAGCGCTTCTGGGAGGAGTTTCTACAGGATGTCCTTAAGGCAGCCCAATGGTGCCGGAATGATGAAGAACTCAATGAAGAACTCGACTGGGCGCTGAAGGCTGATACACTGTCCTCGTAACAACAACGACAACCAAGGAGTAACCATGAGCATTGTCGATCTCGCTGTCAAGCTCGGTAAGGCTTTCGAGGGCACGTACTCGTCCGTCGTCAAGAACGACGAGATGAAGACGACCATTACCCAGGAGGCCCGTACGGGTGTCTACACGATCACCACTAAGGATGCTGAGCTGATTGCTCTGCTTGACCAGGGCATTGTCGAGAAGGCTCCTGTGACGATGATTAAGCCCATGACCTACGGTGTCGTCTCACCCGGTGTTTACACCATTCCAGGTCACAAGATGGAAGAGCTGCTAGAGCAGCGCCCGTTCGATCATCTCTGACCCCAAGACTCATCCCCCTATCGGCTAACACCTGGTAGGGGGATGTTACTATGTGTGCGTAGAGTCACATGCACACTAGTTGTATCAAGTCCGGTCTGACAGCTATACTCAAGTTGTCAGACCGGACAACAACGAAAGGACATCAACACTATGAAGCGTTTTCTTGCGACGACAGGAGTCGCACTCCTGATGCTCACCCCGGCAGCTGCATATGCTGCCGACAACACCCCTGAGATCAAGGCCGAGGTCACGAAGGCTATGTCCTCTTCTCGCCAGACCTCTTCGGAGATCAACGTCAGCGGTACCTGGGCCGTGGAGAAGCTGGCTGTCGGTCAGCAATTCACCGTCTCTACGGTGCCGAATGAGGGCAAGGCCCCGTTCACGTGGGCTGCATCTTTCCCCTTCGCGCTTAGTGACGGCACTGTCGTTGGTGAGTGTGAGGCTAACGAGGCGACGCTAACCTGCACGGTCAAGGAGGTTCCGGCCTCTTACGCAGACAAGACGGACGTGTCTGGAACCTGGTGGGCCCGCGCCAGGCTTCAGGGTGGTGCTATCGGCACGAACGAGGGCACGATCACACTGAATGGCAAGGCTGTTCGTACGCTCGTGTGGGGCGACAAGGAAGGCACCGGAGAGTGCACGAATGATTGTAACTCTCCGGCCCATTATGAATATGCCAACCCGGAGAACGTAAAGTTCGGTTGGTCTAATTCTGATGGGACTATCTCGTGGGGCATCAAATGGATTGCTAAGGGCGGTGTCGAATACACCGTTAAGGACTTCGACGCGAAGCTCGGAACCACAGTGAAGTGTGCTAAGTCGGATACGTGGAACCCGGATACGACTGCGGTTATCGCGGCTACTCAGGTTGATGACAACACGATTAAGTTCACGGCCCCGGATGGTGCTAAGACCTGTGTCACCTACCCGCCCGAGCATACTGCCGTTCCTGAAGGTCAGGACTCCGCGACCAATCATGCTGAGGTCAACGGCATGAAGCTCGAAGCTACTGCAAAGGTTAAGAGCAATGGAGGTACGGACGGTGATGGTTCTGTGAAGCCACAGCCGTCTGAAGACCCGAAGCCTGAGCCGTCTCCGTCTGCTCCTGCACCTGAGCCGAGTGTTACGCCTGGACCGGAGCCTACGCCTTCTGTGAAGCCGACTCCTGCGCCCTCTGAAGAGCCTACGCCCGCTCCTTCCGAGAAGCCTACACCTGCTCCTGCACCGTCTGAGAAGCCTTCTCCGGCACCCAGCCCTTCGGATGCACCTCAGTCTGTGCCGACTGCTACGCCTCAGCCGACTGCACCGGCTGCCGTACCAGAACAGGGCAAGCTCGCTAAGACGGGCGCTGACTTCCAGACCTTTGTCGTGATCGGCATTGTTGGTGGCTTGGCCGGTGCTGCTGCTCTCACGGTTTCGTGGTGCGCCGGTCGCCGTGGACGTGATCGCATCTGAGTGATACACTAGGAGCCTCCTTCCTAACAGGGCAGAGCGCCAGTGCTGTTTAGTGCTGGCGCTCTGTCTTACCCAAAACACAATGTGGCACAGGTCATACAGGTTTCGCTTGTACCCTACACTAACACGTACTAATATTGACTGCGTAGAAAGGAGGGACAATGACAGACCCTAGTAAGGTTGTGGAAACGTGGCTCAAGCGGGTTGGCCGCAGCAGCTTTAGTTACTCTGACAGGGCTGTGGGGCAACCAGCCAGTGTCAAAAAGTTCAACCCGGTGAAACTAGACGAAACAGCAGAAAAATTCATCGACAGCATCTACAAATGGTGGTACGGCGAGACTAAGACAAAGCCACGCTTCAATGATGTCGTTATCTGCCTGAGCCAGTACGTAAGCCGCAACAACAACTATGCGAACAAGCTCGTTCCACACGTGCCAGACCTCAAAGACTTGAACTATATTTGGGACAAGGAATCACGTATCAGTGTCACAAGCGGCGACCCAGACACGTACATGGGAATTAGCCGACAACACATCAACAAATGGTATGAGCACTACAGCGCCCTAGAAACAGACTTCGGCCAACTAGCCGACGAAGTTATCACAGACTGCATTGCAGCACCAAGCACACTGAAGTTTGCTAAAGCTGCTGCACTGATGGTTGTACTCAACGAAAGGAGCAAAAGTGCGCCCAACGCGACAGCACCATAACGATGCTGGTTTCGACCTGTCTACGAAGATGCCAGTGATAATCTATCCTGGCGAGGTTATTCTCGTAGCGACAGGTTACTACCCTGCTAAGTTCGACATTCCTGACGGCTCTGTCGGACTCGTCTTTGCCCGCTCTTCCTTGAGCAAGAAGGGACTGCTTCTCGCTAACGGTGTCGGTGTCATCGACGCTGGTTACGAGGGCGAAGTTCTCGTACCTTTGTGGAACATGAGCAAGGACACCCCTGTTGTGCTCGAAGAGCATGAGCGTATCGCTCAGATTGTTATTGTCAAGCTAGAGGCCATGTCGGCTCTCTACGCACAGCCACCTGTCCAAGCCGGTGAGCGAGGTAAGGGTGGCTTCGGTTCTACTGGAAAGGTCAACAAATGATTACCGTCTACTCTAAGCCCAACTGCCCTCAGTGTACGGCTACGTACCGCAAGCTGAAGAGCCTTGATCTACCGCATGAGAGTGTGGATGTGACGGAAGATGCTGACGCATTGGCATTTATCCGCTCACTGGGTTATCAGCAGGCACCTGTCGTTGTCGTGCGTGAAGGCGCGCAAATTAAGGAACACTGGTCTGGGTTCCGACCGGACCTCTTGAAGAAGTACGAGGTGAAGAAGAATGACTAAGATTGCTGACCCTGTGAAGCTCGAAGAGGCCCGCGCCCGTATGGCTAAGGCCCGTGCGTCTCGTAGTTCGATGAAGCACCCTGATGATGTTGAGCAGCGTGTAGGCACTGTTCGTCGGCTTGTGGTGCAGCAATTTACTGATGCGGGACTGACACTAGCAGATGACGGTCAACTGCTTGGTGCTGATTCTGCGCGGTATTACTACAATAAGCTAGTTCGTGGGTCGTTGACTCTAAAGGACATGATTCTGCTTGGTGACTACATGCCAGTTGACTGGACACTTATCCTCAAGTCTGTTCGGCAGCCAAAGGATGTTCTGCGTCCGTCTGATGCTGAGGCGGCACCTATTAATATGGAGTTCGCTGAACCTGGCGATAACCCATTTTCGGATTATTTCGTTGATGTGGATGGTGTGTGATGAAAGAAATTAGCTTGCGTGATTTCGGTAAGAGTCTGAGAAGGGAGATTCCTAGTATCGGCCCTACGAAGGTCGCCAGGTTTCTGCGTCGTGAAGGATACCTGAAGAAGGGTCGCCATATTAGCGAGCCTACGGAAAAGGCCGAAGGACTGCTTGGTATCTGGCGTGTCTATAAGAACGGTAGAAACTCGTATCCGCAGGTGTATGTCACTGAAGAGGGTGTCCGCGTGTTCACTGATATGATTATCTCCGAGTATGAGGACTTCGGTCCTTGGGAGATTAGGAGAAGTTATAGTGACTGACTGGCATAATCTGATCGCTGATTACAACCTGTGGTGCGATAACTACGATGAGGGCCGCAGTCGAGCACTTGATCGTGTTGTCGTCCACCATAACGCTGGCAAGGCTATGTCGCATGGTGGTGTCCTTGCAGCGTTTAACCATAATGGCACGTCTGCGCACTACAACGTGGACGTTGACGGCAGCACCGCGCAGTTCGTCCACGACAAGGACACGGCCTGGCACTGCCCCGGCGTTAACTCGTGCTCGATTGGCATTGAGCACGCTAATTCCACTGGCGCTGAAGGTGGCTGGGACATCAGTGAAGCGACGCTTGATGCCGGTGCGCACCTGACTGCCGCCCTGTGTCGTGCGTATGGTCTTGGCCGTCCGCAGTGGCGTGTTAATGTGTTCCCCCACTCGGACTTCTATTCGACTGCCTGCCCTGCGTCTCTGCGGGATACATACGCTGGTGAGTACATGGAGAAGGCTCAGGCGTACTATGACAACCTTGATGCTGATATGTCTGCTAAGGAAGGCTGGGTGTCGCAGAACGGTGGCTGGTGGTACCGCACTGAAGACGGCGGCTACGAGACCGGCTGGTTCCCTGTGAACGATAAGTGGTTCTATGCCAACGAGAAGGGTTGGTTGCAGGCTGGCTGGCAGCATATTGACGGTTACTGGTACTTCCTGCATGACACACACGACACTCGCTATGGTGAGATGGAGACCGGCTGGCAGAAGATCGGTGAAAACTGGTTCCTCCTTAACGACAAGGGCCAGATGCAGACCGGCTGGCAGCTCGTCAAGGGCAAGTGGTACTTCCTTGAGGAAAACGGTGCTATGCGCACCGGGTGGTTGCAGTACAAGGGCAGCGATTACTTCCTCACCAAGGACGGCTCTATGGCTGTCGGCCTCGCTCAGACGCGCCTTGACGGTGCGTGCTCGATTTTCGATGAGAACGGCAAGCTGATTGTCGGCAAGATGGTTGTCGAACAGGACGCTGACGGCATTGTTCGCCTGGTAGAATCGAAGTAACTTCTACTAGGAGGAACTTTCATGGCTAATGAAGTCTTGACCACTGATCGTACTAAGTGGTACTTGCTGACCCCGGAGCGCCGTAAGGCACTGTACGCAGTGTTTGCGGCTATCGGAATGGTTGGTGTCGCTTACGGTGGCTGGACCGCCGAAAACTGGGAGCAGTGGTCTCAGGTGATCGAACGAGTCCTGTCTGTGATCGGTTTCCTTATCGCAACCGTTCACACCGGTGGTGTCTATACGGCACCCTCTTACGGCACTCCTGACGCTGAGTGACATTCAGTAAGAACACCCCCTACTTGTGTGGTAGGGGGTGTTCGCTATAATAAGTGTCATGAAGAAGTTGATTAGTTCGATGACTGAGCCTCGCTCGGTAACGGCGGTGATGGTGGTTATTTACACCGCTATCGCTATTACTGGCTTTGGGTTCCTAACAAGCTACGATGAGCTGCCGTGGTTGATTGTCCTCTCTGGTGTGCTGATGGTCGTGTCCGGTGTTATGGGTGCCCCATCAGCGTGGATTGGTTCTTGGTGGCTTGAAGGCCCCGCTGCGCTTGTCGCTGTTGTTGGCATCATGCTTGTGGCGATTGATGAATTGGTGCTGAGCACGGCACACGTCCATTGGCCCATTCATGTTATTATTTTGTCAGTAATCATTGGTTTGTTCTTTTTTGCACGTGCTCTGCGTGTGTGGCCGTACTCGTATAGGCCCGGAGTACTGCCGAAGAGCAGACTAGAAGAAGCCGAGGAACGGTATCATAAGGCGAGGCAAGAATACTTGTCAACCGTTAGTGAGTAACAGGGGGATACGTGAATACTGCGCTTGTGGGGCTGATATGCTCTGCTGTCACCCTTGTTATCAAGGCTATTGTTGATGTGTGTGTTGATCGCTATAGGAAAGCCCAGGAAATACAGGATGCCAGGGATGACCTTGAAGCTGATCTGCGTACTCAGGCATTTTTGTGGAAGGAACACGCTTACGCTGTTCGTGTGGCAGCGATTCAGGCTGGCGTGAAGGTCGATGACCTGCCCTCTGTTCCGAAGGAGGACTAATGTTTTTGGTCTGGTTTTTGCTCGGTATCTTCGTTGGTGCCGTTGTTGGTGTGTCTTGTACTTATGCATACTTGGACAAGAAGTTTCAGAAGACGGTTGAAGAGGTGCTAAATGAGTTCAGCGAACGAATCGCGCAATTTGCTGACGAGTGATGACCCGGAGCTGAAAGGCAAGCGGGACATGGCACTGTCGCTACTGAAGCGCGGTGCCGACAGGAACAAGATCATCCAGGCGACAGGCTTTACGTCTGACGAGCTGTTCGTTATTGAGCAGTCGTACTACGACAGCCGACAGGAGCTGTCACCCCGTAATATGCGCATCAAGCAGCTTGATCGTCTTGATGCGCTTGTTGACATGGCCTACAGCCAGATCGAGATGTTCGGCCTTGCTGACGAGAAGGGTAACTGGGGCCAGAATCTTCAGGCTGTTCTTGCTGTTCTGCGTGAGATTTCCGAGGTCGCTAACCTGAAGCGCCAGACGGTGACTCATGAGATTCGTGTGATCGAAGAGAAGCAAGTGCATGTCATGCTGTCGTTCACTAACCAAGTGCTTGAAGAGTACACAGCCCTCATGTACCCGCACTTGTCTGCTAAGGCAAAGCGTGCCTTGGAGACGAATAAGGCTGACTGGTTCTCCCAGGCTGTGAATAAGCCTGCCGCACTGCTTGAGGCTACTGTAGAAGTTGAGGGTGAGTAATGCTGCCTTTCGGTGCTGTCGCTAAGAAGTTTTCTGATGCCCAGCGTCTTGAAGTGTGGCGTAACAACCCTGCCAAGTGGGCTGAAGACCACGGCCTGTTCATGTGGTCGAAGCAGCGTGAAGTCGCGCGCAGCGTTGTCGAGCACCAAAAGACGTTGGTTGTCACTTCTAACGGCGTAGGCAAGTCCCGGCTGTCAGCTATGCTTGTCAACTGGTGGGTAGACACCCACCCTGTCGATGATACGACAGTCGTCACGACGGCGACAAACTGGAAACAGGTCCGTAACGTCCTGTGGAAAGAGATTCCTCGTGTCAAGGCCGATGCTGGCATTGGTGGCAAGGTTAACGCTGACGCAACATGGAAGATGGGCGACCGACAAGACCCTATCGCCTTCGGTATGAAGCCGGACGATAAGGACGAGTCGGGTTTTCAGGGTGTCCACGACCAGTACGTCCTTGTCATCATGGATGAGGCGGGGGGTATTTCCAAGGAAATCTTCACCGCAGCCGACGCAATCACGACAAACAAGTTTGCCCGCATCCTTGCTATCGCTAACCCGAATGACCCCTCTTGCTACATGGCAGAGGTCTACAAGCGCGAGATGCGGCTGAAGCCTGAAGAGCGCTCATGGAACATCATCCAATTCGGCGCGTACGACACACCTAACTTCACAGGTGAGGTTGTACCTGTCGAAGTTGCGACTCGTCTCGTGCAGGTGGACTGGGTGGAAGCGCGTAAGAAGGAGTGGGGCGAGGACGACCCCCGCTTTGTCGCGCGTGTCCTCGGTGAGTTCCCCGACGTGTCTGACGATGGTCTGTTCAATATGGGTCGCGTCATGCAGTCTATGGAGGCGTACGACACTTCTGAACCTGACGAGGGTATGCCGATTGTTCTCGGTGTTGACGTTGCCCGCTATGGTTCCGACAGCTCAGTGATCGTATCTAACCAAGGTGGGTACATCCGTATTCATGGGCGTTACCAGGGCTTAAATGGCCCTGAGCTTGCCCGTAAGGTTGGTGAGTTGGCAGTCGAACTCGGGGCTGTCGAGATTCGTATTGACGCTATCGGTGTCGGTGCATCCGTTCTCGATAGTATCTACAATTTCGTGCCCGCTGACATTTCTGTCATTGGTATTCACGGTAACGCGAAGTCCGGGGATAGCACTAAGTGGTACAACTATCGCGCCGCTATGTACGATCAATTCGCTAAGGCTGTCGCTGATGGTCGTGTCTTCCTGCCAGATGACGATGAACTCCACAACGAGATCGCGTCAATCAAGTACGAGTATCGCGGCAGTGCCATGCTGATTGAATCGAAGGAGAATATGCGTAAACGCGGCATCAAGTCTCCTGACGTTCTCGATGCTGTCATTTACGCTTTCCAGGACATTAACGCAATTATGGCCGGTGATTCAGAAGGTCAGTACTATTCACCTGATGATCTACTAGAAGAAGATGACCTCTTGGACTTCATGTTCGAGGAAGAGTTGTCTGTATTTCTAGCGTGATAGGATAATTAGCATGAAGTATGAGCAGACATTTCAAGAAGCGCTAGGGTCTTTTTCTGATACCCTAGCGCGTCTCAAGCGAGAAGATGTGGGCTGGTTGCCCTTGTCTGCTGTCGAAGGCCCCGATTCTCTGATTACTCTTGATGTGATTAGGGACCATTCAGCGCGTGCGCGCCGTTTGGCTACCCTTAACCCTATTGTGAAGCGTGGCTTAGTTGTACGCAACGCCTACATGTGGGGCGACCCTGTTGTCTACAAGGGTATGACTAAGCCTTCCCGTAATGTAATCGAAGAAAACGCGAAGGCTTGTTTTAGTGTGCAGGCGCGTGTTCGTGATGAGCAGTCTTTCAACACTGACGGTTGCGTCATTTATCTTGTGGATAAGGCAACGAAGACTGTTACACCTGTTCCGTTGATGCGTCTTGCCGGTGTGGCGACTGATGATGCGACAGGTGATGTCGTTGCTCTGCTCATTAACCCTGTCGTAAGCGGTGAGCCTCAGTGGTACATGCTGTGGGACCGTGTGAGCGTGAAGATCACCAAGTCTAACTACAAGGTGAATAAGCGCTTGACGGCTGTGTATGCGACCGTGAATCGCCTTGCTGCTGAACAGTATGGCAAGCCCGATCTCATGAGTGCTATGTCGTATGCGCAGAAGTACAAAGAGCATCTTGAGGTTGCACACCTCATGGAGAAGTCTCTCGCTAAGCTGGCCTTTAAGGCAACGAGTGTTAATTCTAAGCAGCAACAGGCCGTTCAGCAGCGTATGGCTGGTCCGGGTGTCGGTGCCACGGCGAACATTGGTGCTGGGCAGGATATTCAGGCGATTAACAAGGCCGGTGCGGGTATTGACTTCTCGGCTGGTACGCCTCTTGCGTCTATGGTGTCGGCTGCGCTCGACATCCCTTTGTCGGTGTTGTTGACGGATGGTTCTGCGGGCGGTCGTCAGGGTGCTGAGACTGCGCTTGAAGACCCGACGTTTAAGGCGTTGGAGTTACGTCGTCAACTCCATATCGACATGTTGAATGAGATTGCTGCGGCTCTCGGCATTAAGGTGCAGATCGAGTACGGTTCGATCAATAATGATCAGACTCACCGCCGTATTCAGTCTTTGACGCTGGCGTTCCAGAATGGCGCTTTGCATCAGGTTGAAATGCGCTCCGGTGTATTGCAACTCTTGAAGATTGCTGGTTCTTTGCCGTTGGAAGACTTGCCTGAACTCCCCTCTGAGAATGAGGCTGAGGGTGAGGACGACTCGGCAGCGACAAAGGCTAATGACGAGGACGGACGCTCAACGGGTGTAGGCCCGTTGTCTGATGGTACTAACGACAATCGAGATAATGGAGGGACCGATGCCTAAGCTGCATGAGTCCACGAGCGCTGTCGGTACTGAGTCTCTTGGTGAGGGTAAGTACCGAATCAGAATTATCGTGCCCGGCCAGGGTTCTAGTGGTATTTACACTGCTGAGAACTTGGCTGAGTCTGCTCACCTTTTTAAGGCTGGCACGGAAATGTTTATCGACCACCCAACTGAGTCCGAGGAATGGGAGCGCCCGGAGCGTTCTATTCGTGACTACGCTGGTGTCTTTCTTGAAGACGCGACAGTTGGTGAGGATGGGGCGCTCTACACTGTGTGTAAGGTGTTCTCGGGTGTTAACGAGCTAATCAAGGATAAGTGGGAACATATTGGTGTTTCCATTAATGCTTGGTGCGACCAGCCGATTGCGGAAACGGGTGTTGTTCCTGTTTTTGCTGGCGTTAGGTCGGTTGACTTTGTTACCGCGCCTGGTGCGGGTGGGGCAGTTATTGATCTGCTAGAATCAAAGAGGAATAACAACCTTACTAAGGAGGAAGGCATGGACAAGGAAATCGAGTCCGCGTTTTCTGAGCTTCGTACCGAGTTTGCTTCGCTTATTGAAGCTCTTGGTTCTAAGCTCGATTCCGTCGTTGCTTCTGTTACTGAGGCTAAGACGGAGGAAGTTGAAGAGAAGGTCGAAGAGTCGGTGGATGTCGATTCGATGATTGACGCGGGCGAGAAGATCGCTGAGTCTGGCCTTCCCAAGGCTGCTGTCGCGCGCGTGCGTGAGGCTGTGAAGAAGGGTGCAGATGTTGAGTCTGCGCTTGAGGCTGAGCGTGATTACCTCAAGGAGGCTGCGGCCTCTACCGCTACCCCTGTTGTCGAAGAGAATGACAACACCTATGGAAAGATTGGTTGGTGAGCATAATGGCAGTTAACGCTATTCGTGTTCCTGTTGTCAACGACAACCAGATTTTTGAGTATTCCAAGATTCTCTCCCTCCCTGTCGATACTGCGCAGGCTCATCTTAACCCTGGTGATGTTGTTGTGATCAACAAGGACAATGGCATTGCAGGTATTCTTCAGTCGAAGGTTCGTCCTATGGCTGACAAGCCCGAACAGCCTCTTGCCGATGTTCTCACGGCCCCTACCTATGGTCTGAACGGCCCTGGCTACGCTTCCGTGCGTGTCGCTGGCGGCGTGTTTGAGCTGGTCGGCAAGTCTGTTGCTGCCGCTAAGGCTGGTGCGCCTGTGTATGCGAAGGCTGCGACGGGTGGTACCACCAAGCCGGAGATTACGACCGTTAAGGCTGGTGCTGATGTTGTTATCGGTTGGCTGAAGGAGCCGCTTGCTGCGTCTGCCAACCCTCAGAAGATGCAGGTCGTTCTTGCACCTGCCAAGAACGCCTGATAGGAGGCAACTAAAGTGCGTTTTAAGAACCAGGAAGAGTTCAACGTCCAGTTGGGTGAGGCCCTTGCAGGTGACCGTCTCGCGCAGGCGCGTCTGAAGGAGGCTGTCACCTCTGATCAGCTGGCACCTATGTTCGTGAAGGCTGCGAACGTTCGTTTCCAGGAGTATTTCGATGCTCATGAGACGATTTGGGACAAGATTGCGACGAAGGAGCTGCTGACGGACTTCCGTCCCGCTTCTCTTCTGTCGCTGAAGCCTGACACTACTACGGCACCTATTGACAACGGCGGCTACAAGCACCCTGTGGGCACGTTGCCTCATGTGCCGGAGCTGACCCCTTACCCGACCATGTCGTATAGTGCTGATGGTGCGTTTATCACGACTGCCAAGCACGGCGCGCGCATCCAGTTCAGCTTCGAGTCGTTTATTAACGACGAGTGGAACGTGATTAGCCGTTTCCCGAAGGATGCTGCTGCTCTCGCTGCGCGTACTGAGGACTTGCTGGTCCTCCTTCAGCTGTTCGACCCCGCTAAGAAGACTCTGCGCGGTGACGTGTTTAACAGCACCAACAAGACCGAGTTTAAGCTCGATGATCTGCCTTCTGAGATCACTGGCGGCGCTTCCGGCCTTGGTACTGCTGGTACTAATTCCAGTCTGTCGTTCGATGCGATTGTCGCTGCCCGGTTCCAGGCGCTTGCTACTCTGCGTGATGGTCACTCGACTTATGTTCCCGAGGGCTTCGTGTTGGTCACTAACCCGGCTCTCGCTGAGGTTGCTAAGGGCTACACTCAGATTAACGAGATTCGTGTTCAGTACGGTAAGCGCACCGAGATTAAGGGCAACCCCCTGAAGGACTTGGAGGTCGTTACTTCTGATCTGATTTCCGTTGTTGGTGGCGAGACGGCGTGGGTTCTTCTTCCGAAGGGTGGTCGTGCTAACGGCAAGACCGTTCTTGCGAAGACTGGTATGCTGGGTCGTGAGGCTCCTGAGCTTCGTATCCACAACAAGACTGGTCAGATGATCGGCGGCGGCGACGTTAATCCTTATGAGGGTTCGTTCGACAACGATGATGTCGAAGTCCGTATCCGACAGATCGCTGGTGCTGGTATCGTCCGCTATGACGGCATCATTGGTTCGACGGGTATCCCACACCTCTGATCAGTTAGCTGAGTAGCAAGCCCCTGCGGCCTTTTGGTCGTGGGGGCTTGCTATACTGTTTTCATGGCTGATATTGATTTCTCTTCCCCGGTGGGGCAGGTGCGCGTTCTTATTCCTGATTTGCGTAAGTTGGAGGACTTGCGTGATTTGAGGAACGAGCCGCGTTATCTTTTCGCGGATGAAGAGATTGAGGCTTTGCTCGCTGTTAACGGCGGTAACGTTAAGTTAGCAGCCGCTGATGCGTGTGACGCTATTGGCACGGATAAAGCGTTGCAGTTGCTTGTCTTGAAGACGGACGACAAGCAGACGGACGGCGCTAAGCTGCTGTCTGCTATTGTTGGTCGTGCTCGTCAGTTGCGCGCGCAGGCGAAGGAAGATGAGGAAAACAGCTTGTGTTTCGATGTCGTGCATCCTTCCTTTGAGCCTGTGGATTGGGCGGTGAACTTCTGATGGGCTTGTCGATTGACCCGAATATCCATCCTCTGTTCATGTATGCCTCGTATTATCCGTTACAGTTGTTGGCTAATACGAAGGTGAGCATCTTCAGGGAGCCAGATACGGTGTCGTATGACTGGTCCGATGAGGCTGGATTGTCGCTTGAGTACAACAATCCCGTGTGGAAGGGTTGGGCGAACATCACGCCTAATGTTGACTGGCGTGCCCGTAATCGTGAATGGGCAGGTACAGTCACGGGTGTTCATGCGTATCGTGTGCAGCTTTTGCATATCGACAAGAATGAAGTTTTTTCACGTGATTTGTGGGGCAACCCGGATGCGCGTGTGTCGTTCGCTGAGGGTATGCGTGTCCAGGTAGAGGAAATGCCTACTGACCCGAAGATTTCGGGGTTGAAGCTGGTTGTGCGTAACGCTCAGGTTGATACGCTGAACTGGCAGGTGACGCTTTTGTGTGATGTGGCAACGGGGGAGACTGCTAATGGCTAGGACGAGGAAAACCGTCAAGTTTGACGGGCGTGTTGCTGGCATTAAGGTAACTGTCGATTCTGACCGTTATGGTGCTGCGGCTAAGGCGAAGAAGAAGATCATTGACGCTGCGTGGAAGAAGGTTGACGCTGCGGCTAAGGCTGCGGCTGTCGCTTCTACTGAGTATGGTCGTGCTTTGATTGCGACGGACCCGCGTCGTGTTGATACTGGCTATATGCGTGATGCTTTCCGTGTTGATGCGTCTAAGGGCGGCAAGGTCGTTGAGATTGGTTGGCATCGGTGGGATAAGGCTAAGCCGTATTACTCATGGCAGGAGAACGGTACGTATAGTCAGCGTACGACAGGCTATCTTCGTTCTGGTTTGCGTGGCAAGCCTACGGGCGGCGACAAGGGGAAGGGTATTACCCCTGCTAAGTATTTGCCTCGTGTAACGGCAGTCTTCCGTGAAGAGTTCTATGGGAGGCTGAAGTGATAGACCGTACCCTAGAGTTTGACGAGGCTTGTCTGGCTCTTTTGCGCACGATCAAGGATGTCGAAGTTTTCGACTCTTTTTCACGCGATACGAAGGTGCCTCTTTATATCGTGTACCACGGCGGCGCTGAGATTAATCGTCAGTTGGACGAGTATGTGGCTTTGGCTGGTCACACTCTGGATGTGTATGAGCATCCATTCACGGTGGACGTGTATGCTGCGAACAAGAAACTTCTCAATCGGCTTGTGTCGGTTGTGAAAGAGAAGCTCATTGGTGCTGTATTGATTGAAGGGTCGAATGGTGTCAACATTGCTGCGTCGGTTGGTACTGATAGCGATTTTGATTCTACCCTGCGTCCTACGGTTTATCAGCACAGTATGAGTTTTTACGTCAACCTAGATAGGGGTGAGTGAATTGCGCGTGCGCAATGTTTTTACCAATATTGTCTGCGACAAGACTGAAGATGAGCTGGCTGTTCTGCCGGACATGTATGAGGTTGTTGATGACAATACGCCGATTACACAGGCCAAGTGTTGCGGCGAGGATGATACCATTGAAGATGACGATATCGTTTCCCACAAGGAGGAAGACTGATGCCCAAAATGCTTAGCCCCAATACCACCGTTTGGTGGGTTCCGGCTGATGCCATTACTTCGACTGCCGACCTGTTTAAGGCGACGACCTACACGGGTGGTACGCCGAAGGCTGTCGATATTTCGTGTGCTATCGCGGCGGGTATGACGCTCGGCGCTACTGATAGCGACACGGACGATTCGCGTACCATTTGCGATGCTGGCAATGCGAAGACCCCCACCATTAGCAATTACGAAGCCAGCCTGACGTTCTTCCGCGAGGCTATCGCGGCTGGACAAAAGGCGGCTGGCAATACGTCTGTCTATGATAAGGCGTATCAGTTGTTCAAGCGTGGCACGCTTGATGGTATCAAGGAAGGATACCTCGTCCAACGTATCGGCTTCCGGCAGGGCACCCCTGTCGAGGCCGGTCAAGAACTCTCGGCCTTTAAGGTCGTGCCGGATAATCCGAAGGACATCCTCGGTGATGGTGATAAGCCCATCCAGTTTGAGGTGCCCTTCCTTCCGCAGGGCTTCATGGAGTTGAATAAGGCTGTCGCTGCCTGATCAACTCTGATAGAATACCCCCGTGCCCCCGAGGTGCGGGGGTATTCCTTTATCTGATTGGAGTAGACATGGCTTTCGAACTGTCTAGGATTATTTCGTCTATCAAGCCTACGGTTAAGGCTATCGACGTGCCCCTGAATACCCAGGATGCGGAGCGTTTCGCTCAGTTGGTCGAACTGGCTAAGACCGCGCAGATCGCTGAGGCACCGCTGTCCCGTTCGATTACCGACACTGCCCCTGGTGTCGAGCTTGAGGAAGAGCTTGAAAAGCTGCGCAAGCAGACGATCACTCTGCGTCTGCGCGCACTGTCGAACAAGGAGCTGTACGTCCTGAAGCGCAAGGTCTGGGAAGACCCGTTCTTCTCTACGAAGAACAAGAGCGCTGAGGAAAAGGCTGTCATCGAGATCGAGCGCGAGGACCGTCTGATGGAGTACATCGTTTCCCGTAGCTGTGTTGAAATTACGGATAACGAGACTGGCGAGTCGAAGAATGGTCTGGACGAGGACGAGGCTGCGCAGCTTCGTGGCTATCTGCCTGAGTTCCTGTGGCAGCAGATTTGCGCTACGTGGAATGATGCTCAGGAGCTTGGAGCTGTGGTATCCGAGGCGATCTCTGACCCTACGTTTCGTGGGGACGGAGCTGAGCAAGCCGGAGAACCAGTGGATGCTTCTGCTGCTGAAGACGGCGAGAGCGGAGAGTAAGCCTCCGACACTGTTTACAGGCGCGCACGGCATGTTTGCTCGGGTTGCGCCTGTGTGGATTGGTGATGAGCTTGACTCGGAGCCGATAGATCAAACTGAATACACTAACTTGGACCTGGCTTTGGCTGCGGGTTATCAGTATTATCTCGATAGTCTATGTACCAAGTGTGGTACGCCGCTTTGGTATGGGCGTAGTGAGCATAGTGCAATTGAGTTCCATGTTGAGACATCGACGTGTTATTCGTGTGCTGAGCTTGATCGTCATCGTGAGCACGCGAAGGAAACCAAGCCGGGTGAAAGCACATACACGGTGATGGGCACTGTCGAATACTCGGACGGTACGAAAGAGCCGTTGCCTTCACCTCTTGAAGCGCTTGAGCAAGTTAGGTAGGAAAAGTCCCTGGTATCATTGAAGTGGTATCAGGGACTTTTCTTTTTAGGAGTTAAGGTGGCAGACGAGTCAATCAAGATCGACATTGACGTTAACGCTGCTGGGGCAGATAAGGCGGCACAGAGCATTGGTGCTCTGGAAAAGCAGATTGGTTCGCTTCAGAGTGCTGTCGCTTCTCTGAAGGCACCTTCTGGTCGTGGCGGTACTGTTCTTGATTCTTTGCAGCTTGACAGCTCGAAGGTCAAGAATATGCGCGATTCTGCATCTGCGCTGAAGTCGGTTGCGGACGCGCTTGGCTCGTTGAATAAGGCTGCTGGGGACGCTAGTAAGGCTGATTTGTCGGCGGGTGTCGATAAGGCTGTTTCGGCGTATCGACAGTTCATCCGTGAGACTCGCACGATGAACAGCTTGAGCAAGGACCATATCGCTAAGCTGAAGGATACTGCCTCGGCTATGCGTGAGGTGGCTTCTGCGTCTAATGCTATGGCTGAGGCTGAGAATAAGGCGAAGAAGGCTCAGGCTCAACTGAATCAGTCGCAGGCGCGTAAGACTGAGGCACAGGCTGAGAAGTTGCGTGCGCAGGCTTCTGTGAAGCGTGAGGATAATGCTCTTCCTTTGCAGCGGCAGAAGGGCCGTGACGAGCGGAACCTTGTGCGGGCGAAGGGCAATGAGGCTGCGCGTCTTGCTGAGATTCAGTCTACGTCTCGTCTTGCTGAGGTTGAGGCGCGCATGGCTGCTTCGACAGTCGCGGCTGAGGCTAAGCGTGAGGCTGCTGTCGCTAGTGCGTCTGCTCGTATTGGTGCTGCCCGTGAGGCTGAAGCTGCTCGCACTGAGCGTGCGCGTATTCGTGAGGAAGAGCTGACTAAGCGTACTGCTATTCGTTCTGATGCGAGTAATGCTCGCGCTAATGCTCGTATGAGTGAGCACGCTATTGAGAACGCTCGTTATGCTGCTCGTGACATGGCCGTGTATTACGGCGCTATTACCGCTGGCATTGGTCGTGTGGTGTCGTCTGCTGCTCAGGCTGGTATTGCGCAGGAGCGCGCATTTGCTGATGTGGAGCGTACCGCTCAAGGTACGACGCAGAGTTTGAATGAGCTGAAGAAGTCTTACACTGAGCTTTCTACGACGACTACTACGTCGTTTGCTGATCTGTCGAAGATTGGCACGCTTGGTGCGCAGATGAACATTCCGACTAACCAGCTCAAGGACTTCACGAAGGCTGTCGCTGAGTTCTCTACCGTGACGGGCATGGAGGTCGAGTCTGCAACTACCGCGTTTGGTCGTTTCGGTCAGATGATGGGCGGCTTGCAGGAGTCCGCTAAGGGCAAGGGCGACGGCTACGCGGTTCTGGCTAACCAGATTGCTGATCTTGGTGCGAAGTCGGTTGCGACTGAGCCTGAGATCGCTAACATGGCCGTGTCTATTGCAGCCCAGGGTAAGTCGGCTGGCTTCACTCAGAATGAGATTCTCGCCCTGTCGTCTACGTTGTCGTCGCTCGCTATTCCGAAGGAATGGGCGCGCGGTTCGCTTCAGCGTATCTTTAACTCGATCAATGCGGCTGCTGCTGATGGTGGTGAAAAGATGCACACCTACGCTCAGGCTGTCGGCGTGACTGATGCTGAGTTCCAGAAGTTGTGGCGTGACGACCCGAATAAGGTGTTCCAGGGCATCTTGCAGAACCTTGCGGGTATCAGCGATAAGGTGGAGAAGGCTCAGGCGATTAAGGACTTGGGCTTCAAGAACGTGCGTGACGTTGAATTGCTGTCGCGTATGTCGAACAGTGTCGGTCTGTATGTGGAGCAGCTGAAGGAAGCTGAGGCGGCTTCTAAGGGTACGACGTTCATTGATGAGTCGATGGGCATCATCATGGACACTATGGCTGCGAAGGTTGAGGCTTTCCAGCACGCCTTGCAGAACGCGGGAGCGGCTATGAACTCTAGCTTCATGGTTCCGTTCAAGCTGCTGATTTCTACTGCGACAGGTATCGTTAACGCTTTCGCTAAGTTGCCTGCCCCTATTCAGGCGTTTGTTGGTGCGCTCGCGGCTGTGGCGACAGTGCGTGTTGGGTTGTTGGCTACGAAGGCTGCGGCTGTGTCGATGTCTGCTACGTATTTGCAGATGGGTAATCGTATGCGTCAAGCGACAGGTGATGCGAGTTTGACGTGGGGTACTGTGTGGAAGGCTGTGAACCAGGCTCGAACGGCTACGGTCGCTTACGACAGTACGCTTGCGGCTAATGTGGCTACTGCTAATGCGGCTGCTGCGGCTAACCAGAGGCTTGCTGCTGCGGATAATGCGGTGGCTGCTGCGGCTGGTAAGGCTGCGGCTGCTAAGGGTGCTCAGGCTGCTGCGTCTGCGGTTTCTACTGGTGCTTCTGTGGCTTCTGGCGCTGGTCAGGCTGTGGGCGCGCTGTCTAAGCTGTCGTCGGTTGGCTCTGGCCTCATGGCTATGTTTGGTGGCCCGTGGGGTATTGCTATCTCGGCTGGCTTGTCGCTCGTGTCTGTCGGCGCTACGTACTTGGGTGATGCTTTCCAGGAGTCGTCGGCTAAGGCTGACGAGTTTAAGAACGCTGTGGGTGGTTCTTCGGCTATTCTGAACGCTTTGGCTCAGGATACGAAGGAAGTTGGTAACGGCACGCAGACTGGCTTTGTGGAGCTGAACGCAACTATTGAACAGAATGGTGAAGTTCTGACAGCCAACGGTCAGGCGCTCGGTTACTACGTGGATAAGTCCGGCCAGGTTGTTCAGGCTACTCACGAGCAGGCTGCGGCTATGGGTTACTCTACCTTGAAGATTGGTGAGCATACTCAAGCGTTGATTATGGATGCTGTTCAAGGCTCTGACGCTTTCAAGGGCATGTCGAAGGAAACCAAGCAGGCTCTTGTCGATATGGGCTTCTCGTATCAGAAGTACATCAAACTCGCGTCTACGTCTGAAGCTCAGGGCGGTGGTCAGGCGGCTGCTGATGCCTATGTGAATGGTTATATTGAGCAGATTAAGGCTCGCAAGGCTGACGCTGTTAACGCTGTTAACCAGACGGTTGTTGACACTGGTACCATGAATGGTACTGGCGGCGGCAATGCTGCTGCTAACCAGAAGCGTGCTGATGCTGCAAAGCCGTACAACCAGCAGATCGAGGCTCTGGAAGGCTTGAAGTCTAAGACTGAGGGTGTCGGTGGCGCTATGCGTGATGCCCTGAATGACGCGATTCTTTTCGGCCAGGGTGTCGAAGAGACGGGCGACGCAGCAGAAGGGGCTGGCCTGAAGATCGGTGATGCTAAGGGCGAGTTTCATAGCATGGCCGAGGCTATCCGCTCTGTGCTTGATGAGATGTTCTCTTCGACAGATGCGGCTGCCGCTCTCGATTCGTCGTTGCAGCAGGTGTACGAGTCGATGCAGGAGCACGGCACGTCGATGGACCCGAACAGTCCGGACGGCCAGGCGAACATTGCTGCTATCTCGGACTACTTCGAGAAGATGGGCAATGCCGCTGCTGCTGGTATCGAGGAAATGGGACTGACTGGTGAAGAGGCGTACCAGTACGCCCAGCAGTCAATCCAAGACACTATCGACTTCCTTGCTGCCCAGGGCTTCGACATGAGCCAATTCCAGCAGCAACGAGACACTATGGCCGCAATTATTGCTCAGCCATACCAGTCTGGCGAGGTTGACCATTCTGCTACGGATGCGTCGCTTGGTCAGATGGTCGATAACGCGGCTCAGGCTGTGTCGCAGGCTCAAGGTTTCCTTGGCAAGGTGCAGGCTATCTGGAACTCCATCCAGTCGTACATGGGTCTGATTGGTGGGGCGAAGTCTAAGACGGGTAAGGGTTCATACACTCCGGGACAGAAGTCCAAGATTCGTATGCCAACCTTTGCTAACCGTAACAATGGTGCGTCGGCGTTTAGCGGCAACAACTTCAGGGCTAAGCCTTCTCGCTCCGGTGGTGGAGGCGGTGGCCGTTCGCCTCGTTCCGGTGGAGGCGGCGGTGCGGGCCGTGCAAAGAAGGAAACGAAGACTGCTGCTGAGCTTTTCGAGGACTTCCTTAGTCGCTTGAAGTCTGCGCTCGATAAGGCGTTGTCTACGTGGTGGCGCTCTACGACTGCTCAGGACAACTACCGTAAGGGTCTGAACAGCCTGAAGAAGGATGTTGAGGGCACGACGAAGAAGATCACTGATCTTCGTAAGGAGAATGAAAAGCTTGCGTCGGATATGCGTAAGAACCAGCAGGAACTTCATGACGCTGAGTTCTTCCATGCTGTCGCTGTGAAGTATGGTGACACGGAGCGTGCGCAGTCTACTCAGGTTGATATTGACGAGGCTAAGCAAAAGATCAGTGAAGGCCAGTCGAAGATTGCGGACAACGACAAGGAGATCGCAACTCTTCAGGCTGGGCAGTTTGCACTGAAGGGCTACACGGAGGCGGCTATCGCTAACCGTGAGGCTTTGCGGTCGTTGCAGTCTCAGATGATTGGTTTGATTGAGGCGTATGCTGCTGCCGGTCATTCGACACAGGAGATCGAGGCGTACACGCAATCGCTGAAGCGTCAGTTTATTGAGCAGGTTACTCAGCTTGGGTTCAACCAGGGTGAAGTGACTGAGCTTGCTGGCGCGTTTGATAGCTTGACTTCGACAATTGGGCAGGTTCCTCGTGATGTGAGGGAAAACGTGACGGATAACGGCACTGTCGCTTCGACACAGGGTGCCATTGATTCGTTGCACGCTGACCCTGTGACGGTTCCCGTTCAGCCAAGTCAGCGTGAGATCAACGTCAGGGTCAGGTACCAGATTGATGAGGCATCCTACAACGCTGCGCGTCATGCTGCATGGATGAATCCGCTGGGTAGTCAGAACCGTACTGTTCGTACCCGTTCTGGTAGGAACATCGGAACTATGTATACAGGTGGTTTACTGTCGAGCGCGAACTCTCTGCCTGGTTTCGCAGGTGGTGGCTTGTTGCCTGGTCGTCCCCCGGCTAACCCGAAGGCCGACAACCTCATGGCTACGGACGGCAAGGGTATGTTCCGCGTTCGTAGCGGCGAGTACGTGATTTCTCAGCCCGCTGTCGATTTCTACGGCAAGAACTTCATGAACGCCTTGAACACGATGCAAGTGCCCGTGTCGGCTGGTGGTGTCTATGCTATGGGTGGTAGCTCTGATCTTGTTACAATTAACCCAGCACAGTTTAATCAGTTGGTGAAGGCTGTTTCTACGGCTGTCGTCCTTGATGGTCGTGCAATTAGCCAGAGCATCGACAATGGGAATATGAGGACAGGGAATCGTGGTGTCTACTAGGGGTTGTGAAACTCGCGAGGTTTGTTTCGGTGTTGGTAATGATGTTATCGAGTGGTTTCCGGCACCAGATGAGTCGCCCGTTTCGACTAATGTTCATTCGGGCGACTCGCAGCGCCTTTTGAATGGGCTTGCCTACATGGGTGGTTCTGTGTATGGTGGTAAGCATTATGAGCTGTCGTGGTCATTCTTGAATCGTGAGCAGGCTGATCTGTTCCGCAAGTTGTTCATGAATCGTACGGGTGAATGGGTGTCATATGCTGACCCGTTTGCGTTTAATAACTTGCTGTCTCCCTTGATGGGGTTGCCGTACCTGCATTACCATGTTGGCTCGCCGTTTGCTTTTAATGATTGGGGCAAGCAGGCGCTGTTCCCAACGAAGGCTCTTGATAGCACTACAGGGCACCCGGGTGTGATCTTGAAGCCTAACATGCTGAACATGCATAATAAGTTTTATAGCCGTGATGAGCGCCTTAATGGGCACGAAACGACACTGTCATTAAGCAAGCCTGGTGAGTACACTGAGCGTGTTGTTATCCCTAAAGGTTGGTATGGGACTTTCTTTGCGAAGGGTGATGTGGATGGTAAGCGTCCATTTGAGTGGAGCTTTAACCGTGTTGACAGTGGTGGTTTGCCTACACATGTTCAGACCTCGTTGAAGAACAGGGTTTTCGGTTTTGGCGATGGTATCTGGGAGATTACGATGAAGCCTCTCGAAGAAGGTCATCTTGCGTGGGCTGGCTTGAGGTTGTCGAAATACCCTATGAATAACGAGGACCTTACTAACTTTAGACCAACTGAGTATGAGTACTCTTATCCGGCTGGTGGGGGCAATCTTCAGGTTGTCCCTGGTTCAGCTAATTTGGTGACTGTTAATAACTATCGTGGACATTTTACGGCTTCTGTGACGTTGGAGGAGGTTTACTCATGGTGATGCAGGCTATTGGCTTCACTAACAATAAGCTGACTGGCTGGTCTGTCGTTGAGGATGCTGTCTCTCTTGATCGTGATTCTACGACTGGTGGCTTTTCTGAGTATTCTCTTGAGGGCGCTGGGTATGTTGAGGCTTCGGGTGTGATGTTCAAGGAGATCATGCTCGATAGTCCCGTCTTTGGCCGTACTCACGCATTTGTCCGCTCGATTACAAACACTCCTTGGTCGTGGTCGGCTACGCTTAATGACCCATTCTACCGTCTTGACGTGACTGCCAGTGTGTCTCACCTTAAACATGTACCTATTGATAAGGTTGTTGCACATGTGTTTAAGGCGGCTGGTGCTACACCACCAAAGGTGTATATCGCTAAGTCTACGTCGTATGAGCAAAACCCGTTTCTGGCATTAAATAGCGGAACTAATGCTTTTACGTTCATTTTTCCTGGGGGTAAGGGAAATCTGTGGACTATCCTCAAGAGTTTCCTTTCTGCGAATAATTATCAGATTACCTGGATTTATGACACTATTGTCCTTTTTGAGAACCATACTGTACTGACGAGGTTCCAGGGACACACAGCCGATTATTCGCTTCAATGGGCTGTTAGTGAGCCATTCTCACATATTGAGTGTACTTACTACCCACCTACTCGTAGGTGGCTTACTTCAGATTATCCTTCGGGCCATAAGGAGAACGGTGACCCACGTGTTGCTGGCGAGGATGTCATCTCTACAGTTTATCCTCAGCCATCTGATAACAAGACAGATGTAGAAGTTATCAAGGATGCTGAGGTTATGTCAGTAGAAGCAGGCGAGACGAAAGAGTTTATCCTTGAGATTCAAGGTACTCTCGACTACATCTACTCTCAGCCTGAGTGCGTTATGCCATCCAAGATTGTTCCTTGGCTGAATATTCGCTATACTGAGGGTGCCAACGGTGAAGTATTTGCTCGCTCTGTTTACTGTGTCGTTGGTAAGGATAACAAGCCAATCACTCCTGCGCAGTGGCGTGCTGAAGGCGGCTCCCTTAAGGTTGAGAAGGGTGATGAGGCTAATCAGATCAAGGTGACTGTGACGGGCATGTCTAATGAACGTCTCGCACCGTTCCGTATTGCTGAGTCAGATGGCCAGAACGACTACTGCTCCCTACGTATTCATGGACACGCTTACTTGTGTGAACATGAAACAATCACGTTCTACACCGGCTATCCATACAAAACGGAACCACTAAAGATCGACAGTATGAATATCACGAACAAGACACAGGCATATGATGCGTGTGTCTATGCCGCACAAAAGGCTTTCGGTTATTCCGCTGAGTTGGAGTGGACAGGCAAGCCACCCTTGCATGAGGCATACACCAATGTTGTGTATGACTTCGAGCGTGAGCCTGTGTACCTGTCTGATGTCAATGCTTTTACTGGCGCACCGTTGCCTGAGAAGGCTGCTGAGAAGTGGCCTCGGGGTACGACCATGAAGAAGATTATGGACGACTTGTTAGAGTTCACGAAGAATAAGGCAGTCGTCTCTAACCAGCAGGTGTTTGGACGTATTGCTGGTACGACAGCTGTGTACGATGCGTTCACGTGGCACATTCAATCAGCTTCGTATGATGAGTCAAGTGTGAAGGCTTCGTGTGAGGCGCTTACGAGGGTGTCGGATGTTGCTACAATATTTGATAGGCCGCGAGTGGCCGACTACCCGCTTGAGCGTGGTATGACGCTTCGGGAGCTGACATTGAAGGGAGTAAGCCATAGTGAAGCACAATCTGCCCCAGCCGTCGCAGGCATGGGGAAGTAGCATCGACAGGCGGGTTGCATACCTAGAGAATGACATGACCTTGATGAAAAGCAAGGTCAACAATTCTTATGATGCAGTTAGTGCGTTGACTGCATCACGCGCCGCTAATGGTGTTGCACAGCCGTTCTATGAAGAGAAGATCGTTTACCAGCCAGGTGGGCATGACGGAATTGGTGGCTATGAGGACTTGTGGAAAGTGCCGCTTGACTGGGGTAACGCAGGTTCATTCATGCAGCTGTCGATCACAGGCTACATGTATATGCCTCTAAGAGACATTAACTTGGATAACTACACACAGCCCCAGGTGATCATTGGTGTACGAGACAATCAGAACAACGAGCGTAGACTGGTTAGTTATGCGAGCACTATTGTAGAGCGTATAAATAACAGTACTCGGTACGCACTATCAAGTGGGCTGTCGTTCACGATGGTTGTTGACTTCGACAGGTTTCAGTACGGAAGTGCCTTTGTCGGTGTCCAAGGTATATCAGGCACCCCGCGTTACATCAACAATCATGACAGCCGCGCATATTTGTCCGTTCAACTTTCAGGAGTAAGGTACTAACATGGGTCAACTCAACGAACAGGGTATTTGGAATTACAGCGATAATGATATTGTCCAGACATGGCCAGTCTTTATGAACCTCGGGTTCAACTCTGTCTCTGACGTTGTGAAGCAGCTTCAGAAGGGCCGTGTCATTATTGCTAACAATGCGAGTGATTATGACTCTAAGCTGACTGCTATCCGCAAGGCCGGTGGTGGTCAATTTGATGTACTGGTGTACCGTAAGGACACCAAGGAGCTTCTTATCAACGTGAACGGCCAGCTCACTAAGATTTGGGGTGGGGCTGTCGAAACGGATTACGTGAACGAAAATGCGACATTTTCAACCTATAAGCGCTATACTGCTGATGGGGCCGCTGCACGTGTTAGCCGTAATGTTCGCTTGCCGAAGGCCGGACTCTGGCTGATCTCAGGTCAGATCACGATCACTAACGACGTTGACGCTAACGGAGCTTACATCGACGTTTTTATGACGGTTGATGGCAAGGAACACAACGTAGGGGTGTTCAACACCTACAACCACAACAGGAACGTCATGTTCGTTCACTTAGGACCAATTGCTAAGTACGTTGACACACCCGGCAAGGAAGTGTCCGTATCGGCGCGGATTTCTGTAAACCAGAACGTGAACATCGGCTGGGGCGGTCTTACTATCCAGGCGACAAAGATCGGCTAGTGTGCTAGACTAGACCACGACAGTTAACCACCTCGTGCGGGTGCTGCGACTGTTGGGTGTGGCACAGAAAACCCCTCTGCTAGTTCTCCTTTCCTAGCAGAGGGGTTTTCGCTATCTCGGCCACCCGTTGTCGAGTGTCCACTTGTGCTTCAGCTCGTGAACCAGGTAGTACACGAGATGTCGGAAGGCATCACGGACATCGTTAGCATCCTTGTAGTTCACGTCCTTACCCGTGAGCCACCACCCCAGGTTCTTCAGTGTCGCGTCCTTGACCAGGCCCTTGGCCTGTGCCGGTGTCTGGTAGTGGATGTCATCGACAAACCAGTCAAGGATTGCGTTGACCTTCACGGGGGTGAGGTCGGCTGTGAACTTGTTGCTGGGTCGCAGGTCGAACTGCTCTGCGACGACAACGGCTTGAGGGTATTCGTCAAGGTAGTGCTTGATGAGTTCTGCCGTTTCGGTGTGTGTCGAGCAGATGAACTGGTCGAAGTGTAGAATCTCCACCTCTTCTTCAACGCGTGCCACAACGAGGCCGGTGTTCACACCGGGGTCAATTGCTATTACCGTCGTCGTCATTATCTTCCTCCATCCAGTTTTCGGTGATGACTGCATATCCGGTACCAGTGAGCCTGTTTCGGCCTGTCGGTGAGAGGCCACCGAAAATACCGGAACGGAACTTTTTGCCGTCGGTTGGTGTTTCTTCTGCTATCAGACAGTCTTGAAGGCATTGTTCCTTGATGGGGCACTTACTACAGAAAGCCCTTACGACTGTTTCGTAGAGTGTCGGGTCGTAGAACCATTCGGTTGGTGCTCCACTACAGGGTGCCTGATCGTAGCTTGTCACACTTCCTCCCAGTTGTTGCCAACTTCTGCTTCTGCCACAAATGGCACTCGGTTAAAGACAAGTGTTGCTGCCTTGGACATTTCGCGTTCCATCATTGCTCCACATTCTGAGACATGTTCTTCGGGACACTCGATGTAAATAGCATCGTGGACGAGGCCGACGATCTTCGCGCCGTACTGCCCTACTTGCTTGTTGACTTCGATTGCTGCGTGGAGGCAGATGTCATTTGCCGTTGACTGTGGAACGAAGGCGAGTGCTTCGTTCTGTGTCGAATTGTAGTTTGCATCCGCAATGAACAGGGGGTTGAACGTGAGTCCGAACTTGGTTTCTCGCTCGTGGTCCTCTTCCTTTCGTCCGACGCTATGCTTAACTCGTGCCTGCCAGTCTCGAAGCCCCGGGTAGGAGCCGAGGTATTGATCGACTACATGTTGTGCGGCCTCAAGGGGCTGTTCAAGAGCTGTTGCAATTGCAGGTACACCTCTATTATAGTTCAAACCGTACACCACACTTTTGACCAGTGCGCGTCGGTTCTTTGCAGTCTTTGGCTGTTCATGCTTGAAATCCTCGTACGCTTCGATTGTCGGGAACTCTTCTGGCCAGATTTTCGTCATCAGGTCATCGAAGAAGTCAGGCGCGCCCGGCTGGAAGGCAGCAATCATGGCTTCGTCGTCCGCAAGCTCAGCGACAGTGCGCAACTCAGCCTGAGAGTAGTCGCAGCTCACAATCTTATTGCCCGGCTCAGCGACAAGGGCACGCTTGATACCACTGTCGCGCCCCATCGTCTGAATCGCCGGGCCTTTAGCCGACAGGCGACCAGTCTTAGCACCATGAGGCAGGTAGTACGGGTGGATACGTCCATCCTCACCGACCTTACGCCGCACGTTAGCAATGAACGAGCCAATCACCTTAGCTGCGTAGCGATACTCAAGCAGAGCGTCGATAAACTCCACTTCCTTACCGCCACGGCGCAGCTTCTTCAGGTGGTCACTGTCGAACGACGGGGACGACACACCCTTGGAGGTGAAGTAGTCCTTGATCTGCTTCGGTGACTGAGGGTTGAAGTCCTCGCCTGCGTGTTCACGGAGCACTGCTAGGCTATCGTCACACTGACGCTTATACTTCTTCTCAAGCTCGTCAAGAGCATCGAGTGAGACTGCAACGCCGTTCATCTGCACGTCGTTGAGAACCTTCGTAACCTGCATACGGTAGCGGTAGTACTTGTACTTGCCACTGTTCTTCAGTAGTTGCTCGAAGTACTTGTAAAGCTCATAGGTCCAGTACGCATCATAAATGTTGTACTTGTAGAGTTTGTCTCGTGGGATAAGCTCGAAGTGTGCTCCACCCTTCAGATACTTCTTTGCGTCAGAGTCCCAATCAGCAGCACGCAACCAACGTCGAGCGGTAGGCTTCAGACCATGCTCACCGGCCAGGTTGTCCATGACGAAGTGCATGAGCAACGTGTCCTCGTGATGGTACACGCGGATGCCAAGACGAGCCGACAGGTAGGGCATGTCGAACGTGCCGTTATGGGCAATGACAGCGCAGGTGTCGCACAGTCGCTTGATGAGGTCTGCCGCCTTGTCGGTCTCAGCGAGTTCTTCAGGAATAACGACACCAAACTTGCCATTCCACAGGGCAATAGACAGGATACGACCAGCCGCAAAAGTATCTTCCTCAATGTTGCCCGCCGATTCGATATCGAGAGCAATCAAGGTGCCAGGCTTGAACTCGATGTCCTGCCCTTCCCAGACAACCCAATCCTTGCCAAGTTCCAGGCCAGGGTCAACAGGACCGAGGAAGGCGTACTGGAACGCCTGAGCGAGGAACAGAATAGCCTGCGGATGAGTCACAATCTGCTTTGGAGAAAGCGACTTGAAGGCATCACCCTTATAGCCCTTGACCGTGCCGAGGGTGATGCCGATGCCTTCTTCGGTGGTGTCGTCGGTGAGTTCGACAGCCGCATCTTCTGGCAGACCTGCCACCGTCCTTGCACGCTTGAGTAGAATCTGCGCAAGGACGGGCAGCTTGTCGATGTTTTCAGTTAAGACTTTCATACCTGCCCTCCTGTGTACTTAATGAATCGTTCATTGTTGGACTTACCCTTCACGACTTCTTGGATTACTCCACGTGCCTGAGCATATGTGATGATTTCCTTCAGTTCGCGCATACCACTTATCTCCGACTGGAACTTCAACATGAGTTTCGGAATCGAAACCATACCATTGTCGGTGCGTGCAACGAAGTTAATGAGCTTGTCCACCTTGTTACTGAAGTTACTGTTCTTCACGTGATGAATGAACACCTCGTTAGAAGACAACCATATGGACGCGAGAGAAATAGCCTTGAGCATTTCCCGCATTGAGACAACGACAGTACCCTTCGAGTTAGGGCCGTTGTACATGGCAAGCAGCGCCGCAATACGCAGAACAGAGAACGTCATGCGCTCGGTGCCGGGGAACAGCTCACGGCTATTCAGCATGTGTCGCTCTGCCAGAACCTTGGCTTCTTCTGAGAAGTCAATCCACCGCTCGAACACGTCAGGCTCGAACTCGATAGGGTTGCGAACTTCCTCGTTAGGCATCCGCGCTGCCTGCCGTGCGCTGAATTGCGCGTCGAACTTAGCGACCGACTTGATGAGGTTCGATAGCATGAAGTCTCGCTGCTTGTCCTCAATCTTGCCTGTCGATGCGCTCACGGTCACGAGCTTCACGTCCTGAGAGGACGTGATGTATTTATCTCGGTCGTCGATGACGACGAGACAGCGAGGCGTGAAGCCGGACTCCACCTTCTCGGTCGTCAAGTGCTTCGCGGCTTGGTCCAAAATGCCTGTCCCGTAGAACGTCATATAATACGGGGTCGCAGTCTGGTACGCAACCTTGCCGCCCTTGTCTTTACGTGCGACAGCGGGGATGTAGCCGTCGTAAGACTTGGTGAGGAACGGCATCATCGAGGACATATAGCTACCCTTCTGGGCGGCGTGTGCAAAGAAGTCCTGCACCTCATCAATTGCGAACAGGCCAGACTCTTTCGGCTTGGTACGCAGGTATGCAGACAGTGCTTCACCTGTCGAGTCTTCCGGTGCAATGAAAGCGTCTGGCCCCTTGCCGATACCAACAGCCACGTCTCGCATCATGGACTCAGCGAGGCGCAGTGACGTTGACTTGCGCGACTGAGTAGTACGTCCCAGAACCAGGAAGTACAAGTTCAGTGGCATCTTCTGGACGTTCGTTGGGAGGAACGCATATTTTGCGAACATGGACGACAGGATAGCGAGAGCGCCCGCGTAGTGGAACTGCTTAGGGGCCATTGCTGACTTGGTTGATGCCCATGCTGCGAACTGATCGACAAACAGACCCATTGGTTCTTCCTCGTCCTCATGCAGGAAGTTCACGTCCTGCAAGGTGAGTTCGCGTGCTTCACTCAGGAGGTAGGAGGAACCGATACGGGTTGTCGCCTCAAGATCATTTTCCGTGGGGCCGTCATGCTCAGACTTCCAACGCGCATAGTCACGGTTGATCTGTTTCCAGAGGTATCCGTCGCCGCGTCCGTCTGCCTCGAACTTGTTGAACTCGGTGGCACGTACGACTGCGAAGGCTTCAACGATTGAACAACCTTCTTCCCAGAGGGCGCACTGAAGATGGTACATCTTCGAGCTGCGGTCCTCGTCGTCGTTGAAGGTGTCGTCCGTAGCCAGGTCGGTGATGTAGCTACGGTTCACCATGCCCAACACCTCAAACATGCTGGGGATGTCGGTAGGGAAGTCTTCTTCCTCGATGCCCATACGTTCGACAGGCGGGTACTCAGCCGCGAACTCTGCTGCGGTGATCGCCTCGTCGTTCACCTCAATGGTGATCTCCCAGGGCTTCACCTTCTTGAGGTTGTGTGTGAATGGGACGCGGAGCTTCTTCGACAGGGGCCAGCCTCGGTCCATGCCGTCGTTCTTGTGGTGCTCGTAGAGTCCTCGTGAGAGGGCTTCGAGCATGTCGTTGGACAGGTCGGCGGCATCTTCAAGTAGCCAGTATCCTTGCCAGTGCTTCTCACTTGTCTGGACGGTGATAGAGGGCTTGATCTTCAGCTTGTCGATGGGGCAGTCGTCGCCGTCTGCCCAGACGCACGCTGCCTTTGTCACGTTATCCTTGGCTGCGTGCCTCGTGTTCGACAGGGCCGGGGGCTTGGTGTAGAGAAAGGGGCTGTAGTACACGTCCAGATCAGCGTTAGCTTCGGCGTATGCCACCATTTTGTCGAGCTGCGCTGGCAGCTCAAACCACCGGAAGTTAGTCAGGCCGCCCATAGGCCCCTTGAGGATGATGGGGGTCCAGCCTTCACCGTCTGGGAGGACTGCTTGGAAGAAACTCTTAATGTTCATAGCTCTCCTTTCTGCTCGTATATAGTACGGCGGGCCGTACCTTGGTGTCAAGATACGGCCCGCCTGTGTAGATCAGAGTTCGATCTTGGTTGCCTTAGACTTCTTCTTAGTCTTGGCTTCGTCCCATTCGACCTTCTTGATGTTGTTGTTCTTGCGCATCTCGCCGTTGTACTCGCGCTCTTCAATGTCAATGGTGATCGTCGCAGTCTTACCAACGATGTCAGCGGCCACCTTGTAGTAGTAGTCCTCGGTACGACCAGTGGGCTCTTCGGGCCATGCATTGCCGGAGGCCTCGCAGAACTTCGGCAGGTCCCAGTGCAGGCCATTCTTGGTAACGAGGACCAGCCAGTAGCGAACCTGGCGGGATGCGTGGTCGCCCTCGGTGACGATGAAGTCCACCGTGTACATGGCCTTGCCATTCTTGGACTCTCCCAGCTCACAGGCATTGACAGTCACCTTGTACTGGCCCTTGGGAAGAGGCTCAAAGGACATGGACTCAGCGACATTCAGGGACATAAGCTCGTTGAAATTGATTGCCATGTTAATCAGTTCTCCTTCTTGTTGGTGTTGTAATCTTCGATGGTCTCAGGGAGCCACCCGAGGGCAGCAGTTCGCTTGTAGGTAACGATTGCGTCAGGCTGTGGGAACTTCCCAGTGTTGATGCGGTACAGCAAGGTCGTTCGACCAACTCCCGTACGCTCCGATGCGTCGTTAATAGAGAGGTACCTAGTCGTCATTCTCAGTCGTGTCCTTTCCGTTCTCGAAGTGCTCATGGACCCAACCCATGATCTTGTCGAACGACGGGTTGCCAACCATTGCGGGCATGTTGTCGAATCGGGTCTTGGTGAGGATGGAGGATGCCGACTTAACTGTCAGGACAGTGATGAGGTTTTCTTCCCCGTCTTCTCCCACGTCCTCCCATGTCATCCTGCCGATGATGTCGAAGATCGCGGGGAGCTTCTTAAAGCTCTTCTTGCCCTCAAAGTCAGGGGCAATCTGAGAGAGCCGTTCTGTCTCCACAATCTCGCGTGACTCGTGGGTGATCGTGATGATGTTCAAGCCCATGTCGAAGGCAATCGTATTAACAAGGTCGAGCACCTTGTCGTACGCGGCTGCCCACATAGCGAAAGAATCCTTTGGGTTGACCGCCGCAAAATGGAGCTTGATAAGCTCTTGAAGCCTGTCAACTGTGTCGATGACGACAGTGTTGAAGGGCTTATCCTTGGCATCACTGATTTTGACGAGTAGGTCTGCGAACTCCCGATACGTTGCAGGCTGAACAATGAGCATATTATCCAGATCACCGAACTTGGCAGCGGGGGCAGTACCTCGCTCCAAGTCAACATAGAGGACAGGTCCTAGCTCTTCAACCTTAGAGGTCGAGGATGCAAGGCTTGTCTTGCCGGTGCCGGAGGGTCCGTACAGGAGCACCTTCAGCTTGGGCGTGGTGGTTCGTGGGTCGGACACTTCGATATCAATTCCCTTCAGGAACTTGTCGAACCTTCCCATGTTTCTCCTTTCTTTTTAGCGCTTGAAAGCGCAGTAGTAACAGCCGGGGTGGCTGTCGAGTTCTCCCAGGTTGTCCGGGTTATCGGTGGCCCACTTGAAAATCTCGTTGGCACGTTCCAGGACAGCCAGGGCGGCTTCTCGGTTGTACTTGAAGCACAACTCGTGAGTTGCCGTTGTGACAGATTCTATCGTAGCATCCCTGGGAAACAAAATCAGGGAGGTGTGATTCACACCATAGCCAGCGTTCTCCATACCCAACCCGTACAACTGGGTTTGGTAATAGTACTTTTTGAGTTGGCCTTCGGTTAACGAGTCCGAATAGAACTCAGGCTCCTGTTCCGTGTTGAAGAACGTTGCAGACGAAAAAGCCTTGATCTTCTTCTTCGATAAGACTTTGTAATCAACAACATGTCCGCTCCTAAGATCAAACCCGTCAGCAGTCCCACGAATCGCTCCATACCCTTCAATCTCGCCAACCGTTACCCTTGTTTCCTTCAGGTAATCTTCCAGCCCCAGTGTCGTCTCAAGGTACAAGTGGAACGCGGTCCCAATCATCGGGGCAAGCGGGTACGTCTTTTCCTCCACATGCACACCCAGCAGCTTTTCTGCCAAGCAACGCTCACACAGGTCTCCCAACTCAGAGGGGCCAACCTTGCGTTGTCGGTCACGCTCAGAAGGCTTCGTCAACTCCCGTACAATACGGTCGTAGATTTCACTCACGCTCTAACCATCTCCTATACTCGGCTTCTTTCAGTGCGTACATGTTCCAAGCAAAATTATGTAGGTCATCTAGTGGAGACTCAATGAGAACCAGAAAGTCTCCCGGTACGAGAACCTTGCGCAATGCTCTGGTACCAAAGCCAGGCATTGTCGTCGTACGACACATGATCTCATTTTCCTTGACATACCACCCCGTCTTCTCAATCTTGTTCAGCTCAATAGCCGTGAACATGCAATCGGGAGGTACCTGTAAGACTAGCTTATTCTTCCCCACGATGAACACCCTTCGACAATCCCTCCAAAAGTGCTGTTGCCTCGCTCGAATTGTTGTAGTCCCCGAGGTACACAACCTCCACAATCTCAGGGCAAGACGAGATAAGATGCGCACAACCACGACACGGATAGTGAGTCACGTAGAGCGTGTACTCGCTCCCATGCTCCTTCATCTGTCGAATCGCATTGCGCTCAGCATGGATAGTGTTGACACAATGGTCATCGACAATCCGGTGCCCTCCCGTGTCGCATGGCTCAAGACCGTGGGGTGTTTCGTTGAACGCGCGAGACACAACCTGTCCCGTTACGCGGTCAACGATCACACACCCCACGTGGGCACGGTCGCAGCGTGACTTCGCCGCCTCATCCCTAGCGGCCCGAATGTACTCTCTCACCTGGAAAGAATCTCCCGCTGTTCATCGGTCAGATTGTTTGCCCACAGAAGCACCTTACGGGAAAAATCTGTTAGGCCCTCGTTGTCGTTCAACAGACCAGGGATAGCCTTCTTGCGGTAGTCGCTGAAAGCAAAACGGTCCCCGTCCACGTACCGCAGCAGACGGCACAGCACAGAATTACGTGACACCACGTAATTACCGTCCGCGTCCTCCACGAGGCCCAGGAGGACAGTACCGTTCAGTCGGTCGGTGAAGTAGTGATGCTCACCAATCGAAAGATCGTCCCGGTCAAAACCACACTCACCTGCAACAGGGTCGGTCCACATGATCGACAGGTCCAGCGGGCGTGCTGCCTGAATGTCGATGTGTGCCGAGGTCATCTCCCTAGCGTTGCACTTCAGATCGTCAACGCTAGGCACCCAAAACACCTTGTTGTCGAACGGGTCCACGACGATCATTTCGTCTTTAGCTGACCACCACTGAGCGCACACGGTGCCCCTGTCGTTGAGCAGTGCGAGCCGTCCGTTAGGCAGCGTCCCGGTCCCGATAACAGCACCACTAGGCGTTGTGACAAGCCCTCCTTCAATGTCAAGGTACTGTCGCTTGACGTATCGTGTGGGAAGGTTCTCCCAACCAAAACCCAATGGGGGTGCGTAGATATCTCGAATGGTTACACCCATTCTTCCTCCTTCGTGTAGTAGTGGAACTCAATCACGGGAATGTACTCCCGTGTTACGTAGTCAGGCTGGTCTGAGTAGTAGTAACGAGCACCGTCAAGGATAATGCTTATGTGTTTCTGCATGAACCAGCGCTCGTCACCACTGGAATTGAAGTACAAATGCAACTCCTGGCTGTCATTGACAGCCTTAGCGTAGTCGCAAATATCTACTGACACGTAGGCTTGCCACGTAGGGTTAAGAGCGTGGATGCACACAACACTCCCGTCCTCAAACTTCAGCCAAGCGTCCTTGTCCTTCATCCAGTATTCAGCGACACTCTTCTTCAGGAGGGCAGAGACCGTCTTGTGGTTGAACTCAATAATCTGCATGATTCAGTCCCAACTTTCCAGCTTGGTTGCATAACGGACAAGAAGCCACACCACAAGCAGGAGAAGCCCCACGAGGATAAGCGCCCCAATGATCAGTGCCATGTAAGCCGCGAAAGCATACACAACCCACATAAAGTAAGCTGGGTACCAGACTCCCGTAATCACGAAAGCGAAACAGAACAGGAGCAGGATGAAACGGCTCTTAGACTTCTTCTCCCGACTTGCGTTCAGCTTGCTAACAGCATCGTTGTAGTAATCGTACATGTTTGTTCTCTCTTTCGGTTTGTTGGTTTGTTGTTTCAGTATTAGATTAGTCCAGATGCCTTCAGCTTGTCAAATCGTTCCTGCAAGCGTCCCAGAACGCGGTCATCCACCGTGTCAGTCGCCTGAATCAGGAAACGGTTAACAGGCTGTGTCTGCCCTTGCCTGTTGAGTCGTCCAGTCGCCTGTTCGTTGATCACAAGGCTGTTAGACTGGCTCAGCCAAATCTCAGTATGGCACACTCGCTGAAGGCCGTCAACACCTTCAGACATGGCCTCATGTTGAGCGACAATGACACGCACGTCCCCATTAATCATGGCATGGAAGTCACCCCGTGACTTGCCAGAGACTTCAATAGCCTTGATACCAGCCTTCTTCAGACGGTACAGCGCAGCCTTAATGAACTTCTGGCTATGCACCCACACGACGACAGGTTCGTCTTCAGGCAGGTCCGCAATAATGTCCATCATTGCGTCGAGCTTGGAAGACTTACAATCTTCCTTATAATCGACAGCCCCTTCCTCGTTGAACGAGGGGACTCCCAGCGTCATCTGTCGCAGACGTAGATCAAGTTCCATCGGGATGCTCAGCGCAAGCGGGTTTTCTCCCAGGAACGTGAGTGCCTTCTGTTCCAGATCGTCATACATCTTTCGCTGCGTGCGAGACAGTTCGACTTCCACGCGGTGAATAATCACGCCCGGCAACTCAGGGTTAGCCTCGGCCTGAGACACTTCGTGATAGGACGGCGCGCCGCGTCGGACCATGCCGGGGGAACGTTCTCCCGAAAAGTCCTTGCCATAGGCCGACCACGGGTTGACTTCCACCTTGAAGAACTTTTCGCAAAAGTCCCAGTAACCTCCGTAGTGATTAGGCCACAGGAACTTCAGCGCCGCCCAAATGTTGCAGGGCTTGTTCCCAGCGGGCGTTGCCGACAGTGCGAGGCGATACTGCGCCTTAATGTGTCGTGCAACGTCAAAGTTGAGCGACGAGTGGTTGCACGCACGATGCCATTCATCAGCAATAACCATGCCAAACTCAATGCCGTAGAACGGCTTAGCCATACTCTTGAAGACGTACTTTTTCGCGCGCCCGTCCCACCGCTTTTCCTTATTCCGCGAGCGCATCAGCTCCCAGGTAATAAAGTACACGCCGGGCACGCGGTTTTCTAGATCGTCCCACACTGCAAGGGCAGTCTTAGTTTTCTTACCAGACAGCGTGCGCATGTCAATTCCGGCGAGCGTCTTCCAGTGCGCCCGCCACCCGGACTCGGTACGGACAGGGGCGACAATGAGAATAATCTGCTCCCCAATAGTGCTACCAAAAGCGTTGAGGGCGTTCCACACGCTCATTGCCGTTTTGCCCGTCCCAAGGCCCGCGCCTACCAGGCCCGTGTACGGCGTTTTGCTGTTTGCCAACCCTTCCAGTACACGCGCCTGGTAGTGGCGCGGCTTGAATGTCATTTAATATATCCTCCAACGGGTTGTCTGGTTAATGTTGTTTATCTTGAGGGCGAACATTGCGTTCAGTACAACTTGAGCGCTAAGTGTGTCTAACGCCGCTTGTATCTCCCGCTGAACATCAGCATCGTCGTAGAGTTTGTAGCTCCAATAGTCTCCCCTACAGACACAAGCGTGCGCACGCAGTTCACCGTTAGGCAGGTGAACCCAGATATCATAGCCATTATTGCGCAGGTAGTCTTTCGTTTCAGGGTCCCACGTGATAGTGACACTGTTAATAGCGCGTCGCACTGCACCATAGCACGCGAGACTGTATTCCTCGGTCGCCTGTTCTATATTGTCTTCCATGATCATTAGTCAAGCTCCCTAGCAATGACTGTCGCGTAGAACACACCATCCAGGACAACGCCCTCCGCGTATTCAGTTTCGTACAGACTGTCACGGTCAAACGTTGCGATAATATCCGTAGGCAGTTCTACCTGAGAATCGCTAGGTTGGACAACAAGCATCTCTTCAGCTTGAATCCACATAAATGTGCCATCTTGCGGACTCTTGTCGTAGTCAACAAAACCAAACTCTTTGACCTTGTCAGTCAGCCACTCCCAGAACAACTCGCTATTGTCCCAGTAGTCCCATGCATTGTAGTAGTCCGTCTCGCTATCCTTGGAGTGCGGGTAGTCCCCAATCTCACGTGCGCAGAACAGTTCGTCAAACGTGTCGCGTTCACATTCACGCCAACAGAAAACACCCTCGCATATGTAATGTGCAAACATTTTGATCACTCACTTTCACTTTCGATATAAATTGACATGCCGTTAGGCAGTTCGACCTCGGCTCCAACGCCTAGGTTTTTGTGGATAATCTCAGCGGCCCGCATCTGCCGTACCGCCTCAAGCCACATGGTTGAATATTCTTGAAGTTCTTGTTCTTCAAGGGAACGGGCGACAGCTTCCACCTGTTCGACAGTGTATCCACCGTCGCCCGTCCCGTATTGCTTCCAATTCATCGGAACGTTGCGTACACGTCCGACACGGTAGTAGCGGGCGACAGGTCGAGTAGATCAAGCGCGGCAAGTTTCTTAGTGTTGAGCTTGGGCTTGTCATAAACCGACTCACGCACTGCCTTTGGCAGCTTCTTAAACGCGGGCAGTGCTTCCACGGCGGCGGCGTTGATAGTCTTTCGGGTAGCGAACGTCACGCGCGTATCGCCTACCTGAATCTTATCTCCCGCGTTGAACTGTGCGCACAGTTCCGCCTTGAGTGCGTCCCGTGCCTCGGTCAGGGCGCTAATCTCTGCGTTCAGTTTGTTGATCTTGTTGACGAGGGTTTCGATATCAGTCATTGTTGTTCTCACTTTCTGTTAGTAGTTGTCTTGATCTGCGTAAGCACCCCAAATATCGCCCGTGCCTATTTCACTCATAGGTATAACAAGCGGTAGCGGCTTAGGCGCTACGGATAGGGTCATTAAATCTTCCAGGTTAATTGTCATGCTTGTTGTCTTCCTGTTCGCGCTTGTAACAGTAGAAGCCTACCGGGACAAGCATTGCCAAGAATAGGAATATATAGTAGATACTGCCAGCCCCATTCACCATGTTAGTTTCTCCCACTTTCTCACATATAGTTTTCGGTGTAGTACTTGATAGCGTCTTCCTCGCTATCGGCATAGATACCTGCCAGAGAGTCACCAGTGGTTGTGTCTGTCACAGTCCCACAAACTCATAGCCACGCTCAGTGAACCATGGGTTAATCAGTGACAGGTCCCATCCTTGGTTAGTGTCAACATACCCTGCCACGTGTTCCTGCATGGATTCTAGCGGGTAATACCTATCGGTGATAACGCTCAGCAATTCTTCCCACATGCTCATTCTCCCTCACTAAGCCAGATAATATCTTCAAGGTAATTAACCGCGTTGTCAATTACGTAGGACTGCCATTCATCATAGTTATCAGCGTCGCCACCATCTTCCACGTAGTTATCCCACAATGCGTCTTCAATGTCACAATCATTGAACGTATGGCCCTCGTAGTGTAATAGCGGTGTACTCTGGCTACCGCGCCACTCGAAGCCAATACCGTCAATTCCGTACCAATTAGGCAACATGTTAGTACTCACTTTCCGTTAGGCTTGATTAGACAACTTTCGGTGTAAACGTCCAATGTGTCGCAACCTTCTAGCAACCACGCGGCATTGTCAATATCACCGTCCCATTCTTCAATAGGGATGCACTTCCAACCCTCGTTAACGACAATATCATTCACAACCTCGTAAAGCGCATCTGCAACACACTCAGCCATTGCAGAGATACGGGCATTAGCAACCATTGCGCGCCTACGGTCCGGGTCCCGCTCGATATCATAGTCAAGGTCTAGGTATTCCCATTCATCGGGCCTACCCATCTTGTCCCATGCGACAAAGACGTTAGCATCATTGCACCAACCACCCACGAGAGTGCACACTTCGTCCCATATCTCGCTACCGTAAACGTTGCCGTTGATAACATCAGCAGCAAACTCTACAGTAAGCTCAGGGTAAATGAGTGCCTTAGCGAGCTTGTAGTCGTATTCATTGCACATGGTTTTTACCTTTCGGTTGTTGTAGGCTAACCACCTTGGTTAGCTCAGTTCCCTAGGCAGGGGTTGAACCTGCATTTACCTACCGTCAGGCTAGGGATACCCTTGCTAGGGGCTAGTATTCTTCCAGAATGAGAACGCAGTCACCGGACACAAGCGCGTCATACACGGGACCGATCTTGTCAATACGTTCTTCAATTGTCTTGGTAACTAGTGGTTCACCAAGTGTCGCCGCATCCTTGCGCAGTGCGTCAATATGGGATTCAAGCGCGATACGGATAAAGTCCATCTGTTCCCAGGTCAGTTCCATTGCTCAGCCCTCAATCTCGCTCATGACTACTGCATCCGACAGCCCATCAAGGGCGGTCACTACCGCGTCAATTGCGGCAAGCACGCTGGGATTATCGCCGTAGTCCGCTCCCATCTTTCGGAAGGTGATCTTAGCGGCGGTAGCGGCCTTGATAACGGTCATAGTGTTCTTGTTGATTCGCATTTGAGTTGTCTCTCTTTCTGTCGTTGGTTGGTAGGCTGTTTGCCTATGTTTCTAGTGTAGGTTAGTGGTCGGTTGTTGTCAAGTTGTCAGAGTGTGGCGTGCATCACAGGCACTAGTGTTGTGTCTGACTCGATGCACACAGGATGCGCGCGCATACTCTCGAAAGTCTGCCAGTCGGGGCGCATATGTTCGCGCCATATGCTGATAATCTTGGTAATGACACGTTTCTCATGGGGTGTGAGTGTAACATCCTTGTAAACGTATACGACACCGCTAGGGTTGAACTTGAAGATAATTTCGGTTGTGTCCTCCCTAGCTACCCAGTAGCTAATCCAATTGCGCGCTAGATCGTTGTGATTCATCGTTAGGTACAACTTAGAACCAAGACTAACAGACTCGCTAATGATCTGGTTAGGGTACACCGACAACAGGGCACTTTCGATAGTCATTAGGCGACCTCCCTAACGTTGATAAATTGCGCGCCGTTACCGTTAATGCACTCCCTATCACACTCACGGTCGCACGCCTTGTAGAGCGCGTCAAAGTCAACACGGCCAACCATTGCCGTCACGAAACGCCTAACATGCTTGCTAGTAGTTGTGGAATGGTGGAAAGCGTCACGATGGACAAACGTATCCCAGTCACCATTTTCGTTCTTGTTCACCATTACAACGCGCGTTGTGTAAGAGTACACATCAAAGCGACTATTGCAAATCGGGTGGTTGCCATTTTCGGCAATGTTAAAGTTTCGTGCGACAGGGTAAAAACCACTCACCCGGTTGTGTAGCAAGTCCCATGCGGCGCTATCAATGTTTTCGAGAATACCCATTGACTTAGTCTTTCTGTGTGAGTTGATTAGTTGAATATCAGATTAAACCCGGCCTTAGTGAGAACACGCATTTGTTTCGCGTCTCCCAAAATGACTAATTCCGTAGCGGTCGCCATTTTCGCCGCCTTAAATACGTCATAACCAGGAATAGCGGTAAACCAGCGTTTAAGCGCGTCATAGTCGGCCATACCTTTATAGATTGGAAACGTCTCGAAACTATACGTAACAAGATCAAGTAACGTACACGTGCGATATGCCACTGTTGTTGTCTTTCTGTATGGGAACGGGCCGTTAGGCCCGTCCCGTTGGGTTGTTGGTCAGTACTGCCAACCGTCACGGTTGGTATCGGTCGCAAACTCACGCAACGTTGCGCCCGTAGGGAAGTATTCGCCCCATGCCTCCATATCCCGGGCAATGCGATCCATTTCGCGGCGTTCACGGGCGCGAATACGCTTAGAGATATCTCGGTTGTGTCGCGTGAACAACGAGTGCTCGCGGCGGAACTCGCTAGGGTGCCACGCAACGCCGTGTGCTTCCTTGACGTGCCAAGGGTCCGTCTTGAAAGTGTGTGCCATGTCAATTAACCTTTCGGCTTGGTTTTTGTTTGTGCTTTCAGTCTAGTGGGTTGATTCCTGGTTGTCAACCCGCTAGACTGTGTTATGCGTCACTTGTTGATTGACTTGGAAAGCGCGGTCAGTGCTGCTACAGCGGTGTTAGCCAGGTCACGGTCAAGGTGTCCGCGCAATGCTTCGTCGTTGATCTTGATCGACAGGTCGATCATATCGTGGAACATGGCCGCGATGCGCTTTGCAGTGCGTCGGTTTTCGTGTTCGCGATGGATAGCGGCTTTACGTGCGCTATCGACAGGCAGAAAATAGTGTTCCTGGTAGTCGGCTTCGTATTCTGCAAGGCGTGCCATCGTTTCGTAATCACATGCGAACGAGGTTCTCATTTTTCGGCGTTCCTTTCGGCTTGGTTTTTGTTTGTGCTTTCAGTCTAGTGGGTTGATTCCTGGTTG